CGGCGCACGTTATTATTACAATGACAACATGTCCGACGGTGGCATACTCCACATAAAAAGTTTATCTGGTGTAAAAGCAGTTAGCGAAAATGAATCAATGGAAGAATCATACGATTGCGATGATACATTTTTTGAAGACTATGGATACTTAGGGTATAGCATAGATGAGAATGATATGTTCGAAGCAGAATACAGAGGACGTAAAGTTAAACTAAACAAGCCAATGCAAGGTGATGTTAAAAAGTTTAAGGTTTATGTTAAAGACCCAAAGACAGGAAATGTTAAGAAAGTAAACTTTGGACATGGCGGAAGTAGTGTTAAAGGTAAAGCAATGAAGATTCGTAAAAATAATCCTAAAGCCAGAAAAAGTTTTAGAGCAAGGCATAATTGCGACAATCCAGGACCAAAAACAAAAGCACGTTATTGGTCATGTCGTAAATGGTAAATGAAACTTGCCCTCACTGAAAACAAACTAAATTCTCGCCCTAGTTGGGGCACCGCAATAGACATTGGATTTATCCCACATGCCGAACATCTTGCAAACTTTGATCAAAATGGTTACGACTTAACACCTTTAGAAAAAATGTATGCAGAAGCCAACAATGGCTATGTAAAAAATACTAGATGGCGTAACAGTCTTAAACAGGATTGGTTCACCGATGAAGAAAACAGCATAAGAGGTGTTCACCTCAATCATGCTGATTTATATGAACGTAAAAGTTATCATGGTTATGCTTTAGAGCAACTTATGGCACATGCAGAAGGTCTCCCACTCATACATAAGATTACCAAAATGCGTTCTAAATGGGGCATAGATGTAAGTATAGATTATGCTGAATACCCACATGTATTTGAAGTCTTTCATTTTGAATGGGATGATTTTGAATACGAAAAGGTAGCCGCAAAACAAGAAAAAATTGAAAATATTGTGTTAAATACTGATTGGAAGGATGCCGCTCAGACACTTATCAAAAAGAAAGATGAATGGCACGGACTAGATTTTTTTGCACAAAGCAAATGGAAGTCAGATTTTTTTGGAGTTGAACCGGAACAGTTTAAAATGGTTGCATGGGATTAGTAGAGTTTGCAGACGAAATAGATACACATCAAATTTGGCAGGACTTATATCCTGTTCTTGTTGATCATAATCTATTAGATAAAAATCAAGTATCATTAACAAGTGTATCGGGTGATAACGATTGGACATGTAGTATAGGAAAAATGAAAGATCTACAGTATCCAGAGCGGTATTACTCTACAACTAATAAAGCATTTACAGATACTAGTATAGAAGCATTATTTAACAAATATCCTCAGTATTATAGATGGCGATTGCTAAAAATTGCACCAAAGCAAACGTATAGTGTGCATATGGACAGCATAGACAATAGAGATAATATTAGAATACACATACCAGTTAAAACAAATGAAAGAGCATTTTTAGCCTTTTATTTACATGCTCCTACAAATGAAAAAGAAGTAGGCGTGAGACATTTTCATTTAGAAGAAGGCAAAAGTTACTTAGTAAACACATCAGGTTTTCATACAGCAGTTAATTATGGAGACGACAACAGATATCACATAGTAGGAGTAAGATATGAAAATAGCACTGACAGGACACACTAGCGGAATAGGAAAAGCACTATTCGATATACTGTCACAAGAACACGAAATAGTATGCTTTAGTCGTTCTAATGGATATGATATTGATACACGAGCAGAAGACATAGTTCAAGAGTCATTAGACTGGGATGTCGATGTGTTTATCAATAATGCTTATTCCGAACTAGCACAGGTTAATATTTTAAATAGACTATGGGAGTTTTGGGCAAGAGATAAATCTAAAACAATAGTAAATATTAGCAGTCTTAGTAAGTATCCAGGTATAAGTGGCAATACTTCAGGCTATTCAGCACACAAGGCCGCATTATCACATCAAGCATTTTTGCTTATGTTTAAAGGCAATCGTAAATGCAGAATGATAAATGTTAATCCTGGATATGTAGAATCAAAAATGACAGAAGGTGTAACTGCTAATATGCTAACGGCACCAGAATGTGCAGAACAAATCGCACATGCAATAAATTTGCCACAGCACATTGAGATAGGCGAGTTAAGTTTATGGCGTCCTTATTAAAACAAGCAAGAGCATTTAAGTTTGATAATTCAAAAGCCAAACTTAATCAATATTATCGATTTGAAAAAATATTTGATCGCTGGATACATTCATCTAATCAACAAGTAAAAGGACTGCCAGAACAGTATTTTGTTGTTAGTGGTGTTACAGATGCACTCAATCAACTATACGGATTATATAATAAAATTGGTATTTTTGATGGCGAATATCTTTATCATCAAAACGTATTAGGTGAAAAAGCAACAACAAATTTACAAGAAGCAGATTGTATTGTAGTCAGTCATCCATTTAGTGCAGACGGAAAATCTTCTCATGAAAGATTAAAAGAAGCAGATTCTTTTGGTGTTCCTATTTTTGTTGATTGTGCATTGTTTGGTATTTGTCAAGGTATAGATTTTAATTTCGAACAATACAAAAACATACATAGTGTTTGTTTTTCTTTAAGTAAAGTGTTCGGAACTGGATTAAGCAGAGTTGGATTATTATATACTAAAGATAAATTTCCTTGCACAATATACAATACATGGGGATATCCTTTAGTAGTGTCAGCAGAGTATCATTATGATCTTATAAGCACAATTGGTCCTGACGATATGCCTACAAAGTATAAAGATGTGCAAAATAAAGTATGCGAAGAATTAGAACTTGAACCTTCGCCGACAGTGATTTTTGGATTAGATTACACAGACAAATACAAAGATTTTAAAAGAGGCGATGTAAACAGGGTTTGCATAACTCAATATTTAGAACGGTAAATATGTTTATAAATGACAACTATCTATAATAAAAATGCAATATCTGAAGATGTTTTAAATGAACTAATAGATATTTACGACACTAGTATCGATTACGATACTGCTACTATGAAAAAAGCCAGCGGTATGCCTGCAATAAAAGTTTTAGAAAATGTCAATTCTATAGACACAGACAGAATAAGAGTCTGTCATTTTTACAAACACAAAGCACCGTATTATCCTCATTCAGATTTTCACCATGTAGAAAAAGACAACATTGTTATACCATTAAAAGTATTCAACGGTAAGAACCCATTTTTAATTGTGTTCGACCAATCATGGTCCGGTGATGGTATAACTTGGACTAACAAAGAAAAAATTAAATTTAAATTTAACGAAGGTGTTAGTGGTCGACCTTGTGATCACGATATAGATAATAAAACAGATCAACCCATTCCAAATTATCTTTACAATAGATATCTAAATTGGCAACCAAGAGATTTTTGGTTTGGACTCTCCGGAACACCATACGAATTTATACCTGGTAATTTTATACAGTTTGATTCTAAAGTATTACATGCAACTAGCACTATGCATTGCCAAGAAAAATTAGGACTGACCATAAGGTATAAAATCTAGATAAATAGTAGTATGAAGAAGGTAGTAATATATCCAGGACGTTTTCAACCTATGCTTTCACATCATGTGAAAGTATATAGATCAATACAAGAACAATTTCCTGGTGCTGATGTTTACATAGGCACATCTGATAAAGTAGATGGCGAGAAATCACCTTTTAATTTTCAAGAAAAAAGACTTATAGCAAAAGCACACGGTATAGATCCTAGTAAATTTTTACTTGCACCTAGACCTTATCATAATATGGATTATGAAGCAAATTTCAAAGAAATGAGTGACCAATTTGATCCTGAAAAAGTTCAAATCTTTTTTGCAGTTGGTGAAAAAGATGTGTTACAACGTTTTCCAATGAGCAATTTGCATCCAGAAACAGGACTAGATATGAAAATTAAACCTAATAAAGACACTGGAAAGGTTGATCCTAAATACTATCAGATGATAAATACTTATAAGCAAGATCCTCAACCTATGAGTGTTAGGGGTTACATTGCACCGATAGACAATGTAATAGATGACATGGAAGAGGTAGAGAGTGCAAGTGCTTTTAGAGAAGCATTAAAAAATGCACCTGACATAGAGTCAGCAAAAAGAATTTTTACTAATCAATTTGGGGAAATGAATAACCAAGTTTTTAATTTAGTATATAACAAAATAGCAGGCAACAAGATGAGCGAAGATTTAAATATTTTAAGAAAATTAGCAGGAATGGAAGAAGCGGCTCCTGTGGAATTTGAAACAGAACTTAATCCAGGTAAAGTAAAATTTATGGAACCTAATAAAAGTTCAGCAAAAATGAGTATTGCTAACAGATTCCCAGAAGAGAAAGATCCAAACGATGTAGATGATAAAAAAGATGTGTTTATACAAGCACTACTTAAATCTCCTGCAAATTTACTATCTGAAATTAACGAAAGAATAGATCCTAAAGACGAAAACAGTTTGATGGTAAGTGATAAACTTAGTAAAATTATAGATAAATTAACTGATCGATATAATGAGCCAAGTATAATGGCTCTAGAAGATGACGATAAGAAATTTGTATTAAAATTAGTAAACTCTGCTATACAAGAAATGGATTTAGTTGCAGGTGACGACAGTGAGCCTGAGTATCAACCTGAGCCTACCGAAAAAGATGAATTGGACAGTATTACAAATCCAATGGACAAAAAAGAATCATTAGATTTATCAGACATTAGATCTGAATATAGCCAAGATGGTGTTGAAGAAGGCAAAGTAAAAGATATGGCTATGGATCAAGCAGAAGAGTTTTATGATAAAGTTTCTCAACATGTAGACGATTTAAATGATGTTGAAGAAGCAATACTTCGTGCATGGGACGACAGTGATGATAATCCACCAGAGTGGGCACTAGATGATGAAACAAGAGCAATTTTACAAAATGCAGGTAAATTAGAACCAGAGCAAGAAGAACCAGAAATGGAAGAAAGTGCACCAGAAGGTGAACCAAGTCAAGAAGAGGAATTGTATAACAAGTTAATCACTGCATACGAAAACAGTGAAGAAGATTTAGCAGAAGTTATGGGATTGAGTCACAGAGAACTTGATCAAGAAATGACTGAGTATGCAATGGATCATAACTTACACATGGACGATGACAGAGATGAAGTAGTGCATGGTTACATAGAAGATGTAGTTCATAATGCAGACTATAAAGACCATGGTGAACCTGATTACGATCCAGAAGACATGGAAATGGAAGAAGCCTTAAACAGAATGCGTCATTTAGCAGGAATGGAAGAGGCTAGTCCTGATTCAGATTTAATGCTTAAAGATTTTAATGCATATGGAAAGAATACTGCAATGCTTCAAAAAGAATTTGAAGGTGAATTGCCAAAAGATACAATTCAAAAAATATGTCAAGATATATTTGACGAGCATAAGCATAAAGGTCAAAATATAGACATGCGACAAGTTTATAACGACTGTAGAGATAAATTAAAATCAGTAATGCCTGCATAATTTAAACTTTCTGTTTAAATACAGTTATGGCATTAAATATATTCAATGAGTTTTTCTCAACCTCTGGTTCAGTTCAATCTAAATCGGCATTCGGCCATATAAAAAGATACAAAGAAGAAAACAATATCCCTGATGAGATAATTAGATTTCATTTCAAACCAGAAAAAGTAGATAACACACTATTTTTTCTAACCTTAGACACTTGGTCAGAACTTGATCCAGGGCATGTAAATTTTATTATTCAAAACCTTGCAGGCAATGGACTTAATCCAAAAATTGTTATAGATACAACTATGGAAGATTTTGTTGGAAAACAATTTTTTGATGTAATGTATATGTTATCATCAGTAGGTGTTCCATCAGATAAAATTATAATATTAACGTCACAACCACAAACACAAAATTTTCAAAATGAATTTTATTTAAATGATTTTAAAACCATTCACTATGATATGTTTGCAACTGCTTATTTAAATTTTGCAAATGATGAAAGTTTATGGAGAGAAATAAAACCTCGTGTTTTAGAAAAGCATTTGATCTGTTTTATGAAAAGGCCTAGATTGCTTAGATTGATTGCAAACGGAATTATGAGAGCCAAAGATTATACCAAACAGGCTCATTATTCTTGGCACTTTGATTATAATGAAACAAGAGATCTGTTTGGTTTTAGACAAAACTTAAAAGCATTCGATAGAATTAATGCTTTAAAATTGCCCGGCTCAGAAGACATTGTTGACATTTTTGATGGCAGTTATATAGAAAAACAAATATATGATCCCATAGATGGTAATTTAGAATGGATTATTGATCCGCATGTGGCTGATACCGGAGGTGTAAATTTACCAATGGAAACACATAGAAAATTAGATACATCTGTTATGTTTGAAGATCATATCAAAATAGTAGATAACTCATTCTTTACTGAAAAAACTTACAAAAACTTTGTTTACGGACTTCCATTTGTAGGCTTTGGAATCCCTAATTATGAGAGTAGACTAAACAGCAGTGGATACCAATGTTGGGATAATTTTTTCAAACTTCAAGTAGACGAATCTAACTATTTTACTGCTTTAAGTTCACACATAGAATTATTAGATGAAATATGTGATATGCCTTTAGCAGATTTACAAGACCTATTGAATAGCAAAGAGAGTATAGAAATGTTAGAATCAAATCAACGTATGTTCAGACTTCAACACGAAATTAAAGGTCTTATTACAGCACTAAACTGTATAGAAGAAGTTTGGTAATATGATAAATAACAGTATGAACGAAATAGAAAAATTACAAAAATTAGCAGGCATTGTAAATGAAAAAGATGCAGGCTCTGTAGAAAAAGTTGCTGTAGGACATGTTGATAATGAAAGAGACATGGTTAGAAGGCATCTGTATGAGATTGGAAAATATTCTATGGAACTATTCAAAATGCTTGGCGAGTTACCAGATTCAGATTTTCCACATTGGTGGCAAGCAAAAATTGTTAAAAGCAAAACATATATTAGCGATGCAAAACACTATCTAGAAAATAGTTTAGAAGTTCCTGCATTACCAGATACTGCAGGTCCAGAGGATGTCGAAGTTGATGGTATGTCTGATAAAGATTTTAACGATGACATGCAAAAGGACCAAGACCCTTCCGGTGTAAGTTAATAGTAAGTTAAATACTTACATGCATTCCTTCTTTACTTTTTATATTCCTTGGAGCAACCTATCAGGTGCTTATGTCCCAGAAATATACGAACAATATACACAAGACTATGTAAATTTGTCTGTTAAAAAACATAAAAGTTTAGCAGACTATTTTGATAGCGATTATCATTTTATAGATGATGCATTTTATTGTAAAGATTTGTTTTCAAAATATTCTATTCCTATGATAGGACATAATGATATTTTTAATATAAAGTTTATGTTATTTGAAGAGTATTTTAAAACGTATGACAAACTTTCATACATTGATTTTGATGTAATACATAAAGGTTTACCTAAGCAAAAAGATACAAAAGAATTTTTAAATGTAGAATGTGCTATACATTATACACAGCCTTTACCAGGCAAAGGTATCCATAACAAAACAGAAAAATTATGTGAGATGTTTAACATTACACCTAATAGAATGATATGGCAAAATAATAATGGTGTAATAACTTTAACAAAAGATGTTTGGAAACAAATGGATTATCTTAATACTATCAAAGAAGTATATGCTAAAGCAGGAGATTTTGCATTAGAGATTTGTGACGAAACAATGTTTAATTTTATTACAATGTATAAAGAAATAGATGTTACTAGGTATAAACCTGAGTTCAATACATTAGTTAGAAATAGAACTGAGTTTGATCGTTGTGACGGTAATGAATTTAGAATGTTTCACTTTACTAAGCATACAGGTAAAGAAGTTTTAAATGCAGAGTTAAGAAATCCAACTAGTATTCTTTACTAATTCTTCCGCCATCTCACCCCAAAACCTTCCGGCTCTTGGCCCACCATTTGATTTGCCGTCACTCTCACCAGGAACTTTAATCCATAAGTAAGCATCACATTTATCAAGAAGTGTATTAGTTGAAGGAGGCATGCCTAATGCTCTACCTGGAGGGTTACACCAATCGTTGCCGTGAGGCCCTTTGCCGTTTCTACTTGTATCTATTATAAATGTATCGTTTGGTCTATACTCACACACCTTTAAACCCCAATTTAAAGACTCCTTAGACGTTCTGTAGTTGCTTACATTGACTGCAAAGCCTCTTACATGCTCATTAGTAACAAAACCTATTAAATCACTTGCTTCTTTTGGAGTAAGCCAATTACTGTGACCTATATCTATATATACTAATGCTTTAGACCGTGATGTTAGTATTGCTAATCCTTCTTTCATTAATTCTATTCTATATGCTTTATCTTCCTTACTCATTTCTACTAAATGAGGTAAAGCATCAGGTTCAAAAATAACTATAGGGGACAAATCACCTATTCCGTCTGCAAAACTTTGCATAAAATTTAAATAACTTTCTTTAGTTTTAGCACCACCTTTGCTGTATTGTCCTATATCTCTATTTGGCAAATTATACACTACTAATATAGGTAAACCTGGTAAAGTTCTTTTAAAAAGCCTTTTTAAACTTTTATCTAGATCTTTCATCTCTTTACCATTGCGTTCTCCATACCAGAAGGCAGTAGGATATTCAAATATTTTACTTGCTAGGGGATATTTTTGCTTGTGGTCGCGAACTCTATCGAAATCGTTTACCCAAAAAGGATATTCAAGACTCATTTTCTAGTTTTTGCAAGGCTAAATCTGTTTGTAACATTTTAATCTGTTTGTCACGTTTTTTCATAGCACGTTGTAGTTTCATATCACTTGCATAGTCCAAATATAGTTTGCCTTGTAAGTGGTCAAACTCGTGTTGAAAACACCTTGCGTCCATACCTTCTAACCAATCTTCAACTACTTCTTGGTCTACTGTTTGAAATCTTACTTTTACTTTTGCTGGTCTTGTAACAATAAAATATAGCAAAGGAAACGTTAAACAGCCTTCTTGCATGCCAATCTCATCATCACTAAACTCTAATATTTCAGGATTAAAAACACCAATGTCTTGTCCAGTAGATAATGTCATTACAAACATTTTGTGACTCGAACCTATTTGGGGAGAAGCAAGACCAATACCAAATCTATCTTTCATAAGTTGGATCATTTCTTGTTCACGTTCTTCCCAATTAACATCCTTATCGTCAAATGGATTTATATTTGTTACTGAATGTAAAGCAGGATGTTTTGGTTCTACTAATTTTATGTTCATACTGATATTTATTAATTTAAATTTAGTTCGTCTCTGAAAAATGTTTTATATAACCATCTTTCACTACCATATGCCTCCATTTCCCATGGTAATTTTCTGTAAGAAACGTTAGAGAAATCTTGTTTATACCAACGATTCATATTTGTTCCATGTAATTCGCCTTTCATAAATTGTTTTGCATGAATTAACTCGTGACAAAGATTTCTCATTATTTCTGGGTAAGTATAAGGCTCATTATATGATCGACGTGCTAATTCTATTTCTGCACCGTGCTTATCTCCTGAACATAATCCTGCACATTGGTCGTCTATTTCTGTGTAAATAAAAATATCTACGAATTTATGTTTTTTTGTGCGAGGCAAATAATCATTCAAAATTTCTTCGCAAATTTCTGTAACTCTTTTTTTATGCTTTAATTGACCGTGAATGTCTACCCATATCATTTAAAGATTCCTTCTATATAATTGTTTATTTTCTTTTTTAAACTACCTAACTGTTCAGTCAATGTTCTTCCATCGTGCCCATCATATTTTTCTTTAAGTTCTAAATAATATTTCTCTGAGGAAGGAACTACTTTTACTTCGTTAGGCTCTAGGTTGTAACCGTTGTATTCACCTCCTTTATCACCTGCAGTAATTGTGTAGCCACCATGTTTATATGAAATTATCATACACCCATTTTGTGCAAGTAAACTTGAAGCCGTTTCATACTCCTCTATAGTTTTAAAGTCTTCTGCAATCTTATTAATCTTATCTGTATATTGGCCCATACAACTATTTAGTAGAGAAAAAATTGAGAGTATGCAGTCCACTTAGGGAATTTACAGGACATTGTCCAACCCAATTTACGAAAGACCATTCGAGCATACTCTCTACCTAGGTAGCACACCAAAGTCCTTATAGAACTTTTGCACACAAACTGCTTGCCACCTAGAATCTTCTAATGCGTTATGCAAATTTTGTTGGATATCTTTACGTGGATCTCTAGGCATAAGTTTAAATAGTGTTCTACAATCACTTATTTGCCAATAAAACCAGTTTTTATGATGTCCAAAGTTATCAAAGAAGTCTTCTAATATTACCATATCAAACTGTGGACCTTGACACCAAACAGCCTCACACCCTGTTAACCAAGCATTCAATTCTTTCATAAATTGAAAACAATCAGTTCTACCAGATTCGCCAAAGGCATCTTCTTGTATTTCAGGGTCTTGTTTTGCCCACCAGGCTAATGTATCATCATTAACTTCGCGGTCTTTTTCTGTTTGTGCATCAACATCTAGTCGCCAATGCTTTCCATCAAATGGGTCATTACTGCTGAAAGGGTCAAACTTAATTGCTCCTACAGACAATATAACAGCATTAGGCTTTGTGCCTAGTGTTTCTATGTCTATCATAGCATGTGTGGCCATATGAATACTCCGATTAAGTAAACATTATAGCAGATTATACGGGTTTGTCAACCAGAATTAATGATTTTTGATAGGTCTTTTCTGGCTTTTTCAGAAAATATAAGGTTAAAACTGATGCTATATCTAGAATCTTCTTCGCTGTATATGGGTAAAGTTCCGTGCATTAGATCTGCAGGAAATACATATACATCACCTGTTTTGGGCTCTACAGTAATTGCTGACTTCCCAAATCCATCATTTAAATTTCCTGAATGATAAAATGTTAGTAGGCCTGCTTTATTTGAATCGTTTCTGTCATAAGGTATAGGGGCATTGATATCTATATGAGGGAATACAACAACTACAATACTATGTCCTATGTGATTATGTGGTGGTTGATGCTCGTGTATTTTTTGATTATTATACCATGCACCTGCAAAGTCTATGTGTGGTGTAAGTAAAGGTTTTAGTTTTCCGTAGTATCCTGAATCAATGTTATTGAGATATTCTAATGCAATACTTTTTATACGTTTTAAAATTTCACTGTTTGCTAGAGCGGGTAAAATACTTTTTTCTTCTTGAATTAAGCCTACTAATACTTTATTTGCATCAGGCAACGAAGGGTTACATATTGCCATTAATGTATCACATTCTGATTGTGATAATTTGTCTAGACCTATACTAGGCCCAAATGGCGTTAGGGTTTCCATTATAGAGAAATGATTGTGTCATCTGGAAGTTGCTCTGGCTCATCATCAACAGCATCTAATTGGCCTGCGCCTTTTACACCATCTGCCCATTTCATTTTTTCAAAAGGTTCCTGCTCTCCTGCCTTAACTTTTTCCCACCAAGTAAGATCTCCTTCACCTGTTTTTTCAAGAAACCATGCAATTTTGTGTGCAGTATTAATTCTTGCTTGTTGCATACTAGGATGTCCAAAGTCATTAGGATCTTCTGGATTACCTTCCATATACTTTCTATTTTGGAAAGTTTCGTCATCGTTGTTACCTGTAATGTCTGCTCTGTCGTGAACAAACTCTACATCAATCCTTTCAAAAATATCTAACATATATGCTATGTGGCTTAGCCATGCATCGTTTTGTGCATTTTGACTAAGATGTCCCATTAGTATAAACCAATCTTTAGGCACAATAGGAAAAATAGCATATGGATGGCCTTCGTGATTATCATGTGGAGCAAGTAATTTAAATTGTCCTGTATAGGAATGAATTACTTCGTCCCAATTTTTAGTTTTCATTAAACCATCATCGTTCCAAAACATTAACCAATCTCCTGATGCGTTGCCGGCCAATGTGTTTACATATTGGTGTAAGTTTTCATATCCTAGTGGCTTGAATATATTTGCTTTTGTTTCAACACCTTTTTCTTGTAAGATAGGCCCTAATGTTTCTTTAACATAATCTATTGTTGCTGGATCGTCTTCATCCATTCCTAAAATAAGTTCTATTTCATTAGGTTCTTTTACTGTATCTAGTAATGACATGATGCTGTTTTTAAGAACATCTGTTCTACCTCTTGTTGGTAACAATATTGATATTTTCACTTAACCTGCCTCCTGCTTTCTTCTATGACTATTTTCGCCAGTAAACAGTTTTCTTATATTACCTCTGAATGTATAGTGACCTACGTGGTTAAGTGCTGTTCTAGGATCTAAGAAAACATCGCCTCCCATATCCTGCCAACGTCTACAGAATGTGTAGTCCTCTGATAAGTAACGTCTGCTTTCTGGATCTATAATACAATCAAATAATGAATACATAAATGGTTCAAACTTATTGTCAACATTAATATCATTAACATATTTTAAGTCTGAATGTTTATCGAACATTTGTTGTATGACATCTTTTCTAATACACATAAATCCTGTTCCACCGTCTTTTAGTTTTACAAGATTATCTGATACTTGCACTTGTGGAGTTGGATTACCATCTGCATCTTTTAAGAAGTCAAAGTTTACAACATAGTTTGAACTATGTCCTTCAATAGTTTCTGCATCTTCATTCATATCTGGGTTTCTTGCGGCACCTAATATGCTTGTCCAATTAATTGCTTTCTTAGGATAAGCACCTACTGTAATAGGCTTATCATAAGCAACCATTCTTAATATATCTTCTGGATTAAATTCGATATCTGCATCAATAAAGAACAAATGTGTTGCCGCTTCATTTTCCATAAAGAAACTTGTGAGTGTATTTCTACCTCTTGTAATGAGACTTTCGTTTGCTAATGTGCTAACAGTATATTGAATATTATACTTACCACATAAAATTACAAACCTCATCATACTTCTAAAATAAGGTTCTCCTAGTTGACCTCCATAGCAAGGTGTTGCTATAAAGATATGTTTGTTCCTTAAATTTGATAAAGGAATTTCAATTTTTGAATCTAAAAGTTGATACAAAGAATCTTGTTCAGCAGGTGTTGAATCTTGCTTTACAGGAGTCTTTGATACTGCTTTTTTCTGTTGGGGTTTTTTCTTTTTGGCCATTTTTTTACCTTGTGTGTCCTAATAATAAATCTGGATCTTCTTCATTGTTTATATATTCGAAAATCGCATTAATATAGTTTAATTCTGAGTCATTGTTTAAGTATATACTCTCATCAGCAAAAAGTAAATGTGTATCATTAGTTAATGCTAAATTGAATAGATAATCTCGTCTTTCTTTGTCTTCTGTTATTCCTAATATACTTGGCAATACTATGCCAGTTATGTTAGGGTCTTTTATAAAGTCTTCTAGCATTGGTTCCCAATGACAAAAACTTAATTCTAATGGATAGTCTACTGGCACAATGCCTACGTCTTTACAAAACTTATCCATCTGTATGCTTGTGATAAAGAATGGTGTTGTTTTACAAAAACGACTGTTCATGTCAATGTAGTTAATCCATGTCCTACTTGTGTCTACATTACTAATAGACTGTCTGTAGTTCCTAAATAGTCTAAAGTAAGCACCTGGTCTACGTCTACCATAATTGCCGCCTTTAACTAAAATCCTTGTGTCGAAACTCCAACGTGTAATATCTGTATCGTTGTTTACGTTTCCGTGTATGTGTCCTTGTTGGAATAGCCAACTTTGTCCTGGAGATGTTGTGCAAGGGATTGAATGTTCTAAACACAATGCTTGTATCTCTTGATAACTTAATTGTTCATCATAAGTCTTTTGTGTAATCATTCTGCTTTCTTCCCACGGAAGTATTTGCATAGTGTTCGTGTCCCATGCTTCTGTGAGAGGTGTCCAAATACTATACATACCTGGACCATGTCCAAACCAAATGCCTTGATGAAAGTTTAGGGTTCTACCATGTTTTGCTTGATCAGGTATTACCATACGCAAACCTACTACGTCTTGTATCATAAAATCCTCACCGTCTATCTGTGGTGATATAACATCTTCAAAAAAGTCATCTAACTTTCTTGCAAATTCTTCTGTTTTACAAATGCGTTGTATGTCCCATGCAAAGTCATTTAAGTCTTTTGGGTCCATAACTTCATGGGTAGTTTCAAGTGTTTTTATTTGAGGATATTTTTCTTGAACTGCGTCTAAGAAATACTGACGCCAGTTATGTTTTTCCAAATCGTAATTTACAATTTGATTGTCCCATCTATTGTCTAGTGTGTTTAGTTTCATATTTTTCCTAAAAAGTGGTGGAGCCACGCGGGATCGAACCGCGGACCTTCTGGTTGCAAACCAGACGCTCTCCCATCTGAGCTATGGCCCCTGTCTACTTAACTGCGTCTATTCAAGTATGCAGACATTCTGTCGCCTACTGTTTTAGAATTAGCGGCAACATTTTTACCGATTGTTTCAGCATTCTTCATAATGTTAGCACTAATTTCTTGTGCATTTTTCATTACGTTGTCGCCAACTTTAGTCCAATCAAAACTAGTATCAACTACTTTTTTTGCTTTCGCTGTTGTTTTTGCTTTCGCTTTTGCTTTTACCATTTTATTATCCTGTTGCTATTGCAACGTTATGGAGCCACTAGTCCGATTCGAACGGACGACCTGAGGTTTACAAAACCCCTGCTCTGGCCATCTGAGCTATAGTGGCTCAAGTAGTATTATTTAATTGGATTATCTTTCTTGGAATGGTTTTTTTGATACAAACTCGTTAAGGCGTTCAGCCTCTTTGAGCACGTCATCGGTTGAGGGCATATCTTCTGGATTCTTAGCCTTTGCTTGAAGTATTTCTCTTGCTTCTTTAACTAAGTCTAATCTTATTTCGTATGGTGTTTTTGACATGCTAATATTTATCAATAGCAGTGAAAAAAGTTATATACCTACTTTGGTAACTGTTCGCCCGACTCATCCATGTTAGATATATACTCATGGTATGCACCCATGTTGTGATCTAAAACATGATCAAAGAATTTACCTTGCTTGGCCGCATTGATAAATCCTCTCCACTTGTCTTTAAATCTTTGCCAGTATGTTGCTACTCTGATGTTACCATGACTGTTAATATATCTTAGAACACCACCGTGTTTAAAGAATAACCATGATGGCGGAACACCTGGAACTATATCATTGTTGTTTCTATATCTGTAATATGGAAAGTCGATAACTTTTAAAAATTCTGCATTACCTACTCTGGGTTGACCGAATGTATGACAACCACCACTTGGTTTAAGTTCTACTGCTACTAGCAGAGCCATTGCTCCACCTAAACTGTGTCCGCATACCCAAATATCTTTGTTGCCTTTTTTATCGTGTTTTGCTAATGCTTCTTTGATGCCTGGTATAACTTTATCATACTCTGCATAGAAGCCTCTGTGAACTCTACCACCTAAGTGATGCTTAACAGGAAACGTCTTTAAGTCTGCTAATACGTCATTAAGTTGCGTGGGTTCTGTTCCTCTACATGCAATAAGGACATCCTTGCTGTCGCTCATTACATACGCCTGTGCGCCTTCAACATCTATGTATGTTGGAGGAAGGGGTTTGTTTAAAAACTTTTTAAGAGGTGCCAAGTCTACTATTCCTGGTCTCTTCTTCAATAACTCTTTTGGTTCGCTATAACATTGATGAGCGAACATACTCAAGAGTAAACCGCGTTCGCGGTAACTCATATCTTTAACTGCCATGTTGTTACTCCTACTACCTAAGCACAATATTGTGTTATGTATGTATTTATCTTTTTAGAAGTAACCTAATACTGGCTATCCACCTATCTCCGCTTTTTATTTTTGTAACTTCATGAGGTGTATCATAAGAATATAATACAGCATCTCCTTTGTTTAACTCTATCAATTCATTAGACATTCTCAAATAGCCACCTTTATAAACATTTGGTTCTGTAAGTTGAATGATTAATCCTGTGTTACTTTCTCCATCTTGTTTCATGTAACTATCTGTGTGCCTTCCAATAGATGCGCCTTTGGGGTAATGCATGGTTCTAAAACTTACTATGTCATAATCAATTAAAGATTGATTTATAATATCAAAATGTTCTTGTATTTCTTTTCTAAATAATCTTGTAAAAAAATATTGCCATTTCTCGTTTAAATATGCTCGTGACATTTTTTCGCCAGAGTTTGAAATAATTTTTTCAGACAATGTATTACTGCTAACAGTTTCTATTAAACTGTCACATTGTTGTTCTGTAAAAATATTTTTTAAAACTTTATGCACATTAGATATTTATGTGCCGATTAGTATAGAAAACTAACCATAGTGAGTAATAAACTTATAAATCCTAAAAATATAGACGCAACTAAAAAAGCAAAAATAAGAATTCGAAGAGGTGTAATTTCAACATCACGGCCTTTCTTGCCTACGCCAATAACGGCCTTTAATGCTTCTATAATCATTAAAACATTATTTCATTTAAAGCCATTACAGCCAACATCATAAAAAATACTACAATTTGTATAACTGCTGGTATTACAACAAAAAATTTCATTGCATCAAAGTCACCCGTCATAAAGAAGTCACCACCGTTTTGCCATTTGCGAACATCTTCTGGTGTTGCATCTACAGTTTTATTTAATTGTAGTTCTAATTGTTGTTCGTAGCCACTTGTTATAACAGGAGCAACAACTTCAGGCTCAACTGTTTTCCATCTTTTCCATAAAGGGTCGTAAATTTGTTTTTCCATTATTTCCCTGGTAGTCCGGCTTGTATAAACTCGCCAATTGTTTCTATATCCTTTTCAGACAGCATAGCCGCTTGTCCCCACATAAGAGCACTCTGGCTTCCTATTGTTCCATTGTTTTTGTATGTAGTAAGTTTACTAATAATATCACTTGAACTTTGTCCTGCTAACATTGGACCTATTCCACCGCCACCGTCTGCTCCGTGACATGCGGCACAACCTGACCATAAACTTCTTATACTGCTAAAAGGATCACCTTCTGCTAATGCACGTTTGGCTTGTTCTATCTCTGCTGGTGTGCCATTAAGTGCTACATATTGAGCATAACATTCGCCTGTGCATGAATTATTACTACTGTATCCACTATACTCTAATGATGGATGAATTTTGAACGCAAAGAAACTAAAGATTGCAAAGCAACCTAATAGAACCATTCCTAATTCTCTCATTATTCTTTATCGTTGGGCACTAAAATATAATCTGTCTTTGAAACATCTTTTAATCCACGTAATATTCCCGCAATGCTATCAGTATGTGCGGCGAATAGTAGAATCATGTAACAGAGTGGTAATTTCATTATACTGCAGGTGTTAGTGCTAAAACACTAAACAAAAACATGCTAATTAATGTAAAAAGTTCTGCTCTGTCTTTTACTTTTGTGATTGTTTGTTTACTCATGTTATATCTATTTGTATTACACATAACCTCTTTCAAAATCAACTGCACATTAATTAAGATAGATTAAAATGTAAGGAGGTAATTAAAAAACTCTATAACTTTAGGTTATATCTGTTTATAACATCTATTTATATTGGTTATTTAAAATCCTATAGATAATAGGGTAATTAGAAGTCAAAATGGAATCCGTTGATACATTTGCTATTAGATTTTTTTATTGCATCTTCGAAACGTTGTGAAAGTTGTTTAGTAGCATCATCGATTTTGAGTTTATATCTGATACCATCTACTTTAGTTTTATCATCATATACTTGCATAGGCTCTCGGTATAGTTTATCATAGTGGTTGTATATACCTGACTTAATTGCAAGAAACTTTTTAAGTCTTTCAAAGCCGCCAACTTTCATAAGAGTGTTTATATCGCCCGGCACTATAGAATTCCAAACTGCTTTTTTAAATTCTAACATCTCTCTGAATTGAGGCTCTTTGTCGTTAAACTCTACATGAATTTTTTGTTCTTCTACTATTTTGATTTGCTGATCTAATATTTGATATACTGCTTCAGGAGAGCAATAAGATATGTTTTTAATAAACTGTATGCCTTTGTTTTCACAAATATTATGATAAGGTTTTATAGTATTAACTAATATTCTAGGAGTCTCTGCAACCAAATAGTCTAATCCAGTATAATTGTTATGTTCACTACCTGCTTGGTTATAGATCAAGTAAGGCATGTCGCCGCCCATAACCAGTTTGCTATTAGGGGGTATATATCTGTCTATAAATTCTAAATGCATAGCAACCTGTGGACTAGATGTATTAAACTTTTTTCCAACTCTCATGTGTTGGTTGCTGTCGTAAAATTCTTTTAAATCAAAATCTATAACCTCTAAATCAAGACTAAATTTGTTTGCTACTTCTTGAGCATATATTACATCGTCAGTATTTACAACACCGCCTTTCCATGTTGTTTTATATGTAATTGGTATAAATTTTATGTTAAAATGTGTTAGCAGTCTTAACATAAATTGGCTGTCTGTTCCGCCACTTAACATCAAGGTGCAACCATCGAATTCTTTTAATTCGTTATGATATCTTTCTAATAGAGATAAATTATCTTCAGGCTTTTTAATAGTGTAAACACACATACGGTCCTGTAGTAAAACAGAATTTGGGTGTCCTAAAGTGAAATTCATATAAATACCAAGTAAGTTAAATTATCTTCTAAATAGTGATAAATATACTTATAATATCAAACTTACAATTGGAGTTTTAAATGGCATCATATATCATCAAAATTAATAAGGCAGTTCACTCTACATCTGATCAATGTAATACTGCTATTACTAATGCCGGTGCATCGATAACAACTAACTATAAAATGTTAGGAAGTTATAAAGTTGAAGGAACACAGGAACAAGTTGCGGCAATTAACGGATTGAAAAGTAGTCAGTTAGAAGCAGATGAAGTTACAAGTAACTTATCTATAGCAACGGCAAACAACACTTTTCTTAAACAACACGGCATTGACGCAAGTGGGGCACCTGCATGGAGTCCTCAAAGCACAGGAACAAATGCAAAGATTTACCTATTAGATACAGGAATTAATGCATCACATAACGAATTCGGTAGTTCAACTATCACAAACCTATATAATACATCTATTGCAACTGGCTTTGCAGACACAAATGGCCACGGAACAGCAATGGCAAGTCTTATAGTAGGTGACAACATAGGTTCATCTCCAGATGCAACTTTGTTTAATGTCAAAATGTTTAACGAAGGAGCAGGAAACATATCAGTTGGTGAAGTTGTTTCTGCTTTAGATTCAGTCGCAGTTCACCATGCGGCAAACGATGCCTCAGATCCAAAAGTTGTTTGTATGCCATTTACTATGACTAAGAGCCAATTAATTGATGATACTCTTAATGATATGTTAGATGATGGCCTTATTGTTATAGCGGCCGCAGGTAATGATGGTGGTGAAGTAGATAACTTTACACCGGGTGGTTTAGATACAGTTATTACTGTAGGTGCTATAGATAATAGTTATAAAGTAATGGATATTACTAATAGACCGATTGTAGATACTTCAGCAAATATCGATTTAGAAAGATCAGTTAATACAAATGCTAAACTTGATATCTTTGCAATAGGTAAAGACGTAATGATTGCAGACAGCAGTAATGTTGCAAACTATGTATGGCAAGACGGAACTTCTGTTTCTACTGCAATTACATCAGGTATTTGTGCTCAATATATTGACATATATAGTTCACAATCTGCAAACCAAATTAAATCAACATTAGTAACAGAAGGGCATATTTACGCAAGGCAGACTTCAAACTCTTCAGACAGCACTACTACACTTTTAAAATATACTGACTTAACATTTGATTCAGGCAAATCATTAGATTCAGGAAATGTTAGTTTCTCACTTGCTTATGCTCCACAATCAACAGACGTTTCATTTGCATCACATCCATCAGGTAGATTATTTGATATTGAATATGGTTCAAGTGCAAATGTAAACATTAACATAAGTGGTTCAGCAAGTAATGTTGCAGTAATTGACTTTAGTCCTTTGTCACCATGGATGACATTTAATACAGGCACTGGTATAGTTACAGCAGATACATCCAATTCAACACTTGCTCCAAATAGTATAGCACCAGGCATATACAACTTTGCAGTTAAAGGAACAGTAGGCAGTAAAACAATAGTTGAAGAATATTCAATTGGTGTTTACGCAAATGGCGGTAATGCTAACGATCTAAACGTTGCAGACGAATATTATTACGATGATGAAGCAAATGATTACGAAGCAGTTATATCATATGCTGTGGCTCCAACAGGACCTCAGAAACCGTAACCAATAGTTCTAAAAAACATTTAAAAGAAGCACTAAATATTAGTGCTTTTTTTATGAACTTAATAATAGACACAACAACTGATTCGATAGTATTTAATCCTTTGTCAGCACAAGGACAATGGGTAAACCATAGATTTGGCAAACGTAATATAAACTATCAACTAGATTCTAATTCTCTTATAGATTACATTTCATCGTTAAATGACATTGATCATGTAGACTTTGTTTCTGTTTTTGGCGATCCTATGTGTTACACAGATATAGAAAAAGTTGTATCATTTTTAACAAGCCATCACATATCATCTACAATAGTAACATATGGTATGGGCGATATTAATTTATATAAAAGCCTTAGTGACTTAGGAGCATATTTTGTATTTAAAACAACAGGAATTGTTGATAAAGTATTTTTAAATGCTGATTGGAAAATTGTTAAGGCTAATATTGATGCTGTTAAAAATAAACAAATACAGTTTATAAAATTTAAACATAATAAATTAGATTTAAAATACATGAAAGAACTTTTCGACAAAGTGTATGAACACGATGGAGATTGTATTGCTGGAGACATGAGTAACATTGTTAATGAAGAAGGTAAATGGTTGTATGATGTGCATACTGTGGATTCGAACAAACCAACACTAGAAAAATCTTTACAAGGGTATCATTACCTCAAGCACTTTGTTAAAAAAATAAAAGGTAAAAGTATATTAGACAATCCTGATAATTTTGTATTACCTAATGCAAAAGCATTTGAAATGGAGCAACAAGAGGACATATATCTATCAGTTACAGGACATGTGTTTTATAATTATGAAGAAATGCAAATTTTTTCTAATGCACTTTGCGATGATTGGGAATTACAGGCTTTTAATTTAGATTATGAATACGAAAAGAAAGTATATTATGTTTTAACAACATTAATGGGTAGACAATTATACCATATCGATAGCGGTCTTAGTAATTGATATATCACTTAGATTATTGCAATTACTTAATGGACAAACAAAACCTACTTCAGGAAGATTCCATTCTTTATCAGCAATATTACCAAAATTAATTGCACCACACCAACTACTATACATATTACCTGTAGCATCTATGTTTAGGCTTTCCGTTCCTAAATGGCATCTCATACCATAAAACTGATTTAATCTTTCATTTATTATCTGATGATTTTGCACATATTTCGCAGTTCCATCATCATATAAAAACTCTGTCATATATGTTTTAGGATCTGGTGGCGTAGGTGCTGGAGCATTAGGATCTGGTGGCGGTGCAGGACGTGGTTTAATACCTGGTCTGCTTAAAACTTCTAACTCGCTGTCTGTGTATTCCCAATATGTTTCTTGCTTACTACGGGCGCCTAGTAACTTCTTATACATGGTTTTAACACATATACTGATACTATCATAGTTATTACGTTTACAGTCTTTAAAAAGGTCTCTAATCTCTTCTGTTAAGACGCCTAATTCGTCGACTCTGCCGCCTATACCGGCTATGTTAATATCAACATGCACAAAGTCTTTTATTTCGTTTAAAACCGCCTTAAAATGCTCTTTATCCTGGCTTAAAGGGTGATATGTATATACTATAGAGTCTAAGTAATACTTTGCTTTAGACCACCAATTAACTGTTCTGCCACCGTTTGTAAACACTAAAGACCTTGCTCCTGACTCTCGTATTTTGCGTATAATATCTTCAAATCCAGGTATAACAGTTACTTCTCCACCTATTAATTCATAGTCTAAGACTTTGTTTAACGCCGTGTAATGCATGTTTAGTCGTTCAATGGTGTCAATATATACCTGACTTTTAAACCAAGGTTTAGAGCCATCGTGTAGTATTGGAGGGCAATAACTACATTCGTAATTACATGGGTTTCCCATATTCCATTGGACTCTTAAATTGTTGTTAGTGCTTCTTGAATGCGGGCCTCTTACAGAAAGTAAATTGGCCATTTGTTAATCCACTTTTACAGTCGATTCGGAACTAACACTATGCCCACATGTGGCTATAGTTCCATTTTTTGCAACATATTTGTTATTTGCTTTTACTGTGCTTGAATAATTAGATGTTAATGTTGGTGCAGAATGAGGAGCATCTCCGTGACCAGCAACTTTATCGTTTTCTACTGATACTTTTTTGTTGTCTGCTTTTACTGTGGGAGCACCAGGACCTGTAATGACTCCTTGTGCATTATCTGTTTGAACTCTTGCTATACTTGGCATATTAGTATTTATCTATACTAATCTTCTTTGCCTTCTATGATGCTTTCGTAATCTTTTGCACTCTGTTCTAAAGTGTCTACTATTGCTTGAACTTCTGTAAATCTAACAACTACTTCTTCAGATGATCCTGTAAAAATATAAGGAATCAATGCAAGTTCGTCGTCATTGATAACAACTACTCTAGGCTCTCCTAAATTAATATAATCATCTTCAGCGGCCAGTAATGTTGCAATAACTTCAACACCATTTGTAAGTTTAACAGATTTTACTTTTCCGAGATCGTCTTGTAAATTATACATGCTAATATTTATGTGGGGGATTAATTTTGTATATTATAAACTGAAACCTTTAAACGTATCTTTTTCTACGTCTTGTTTAGTTCCGCCAATAACGTAAGAACTAATTTCAGTTTCTTGTGGTGCAACTTGAACACTACCACCTGCAATCCATTGTTGCGTCCAAGGAAGAGGGTTTGTGCCTGTGTTAAATATTTTTTCTTGTCCTACGGCATGCATTCTTTTACCTGCAATAAATTCTACATACTGTTTGAGTAGTTCTGCATTAAGTCCAATAATACTTCCGTCTTTAAACAAATAGTCTGCCCATTCTTTTTCTTGTGCAACTGCATCTAAATACATTTGGGTAACTTCTTCATATGTTTCTTCTTTTATTTTTGCAAAGTCTTTATCTTCTAGTGGAAGTAATTTTAACATTTGCTGTGTGCTGGCTAAATGGACGTTTTCATCTCTAGCAATTAGTTTAATAATCTTAGCATTGCCTTCCATTTTTTTAAGTTCTGCAAATGCCCAACTACAAGCAAATGAAACATAAAAGCGAACACCTTCTAATATGTTTACACTCATTAAGCATAACCATATTGCTTTTTTATGTTCGTATTCGTTATAAGACTTATAACCTTTATTTCTTAGTTCATTAAATTCTATAAGTTCATCGTATTTTTCTGTAATACTATCTGCACAATTTACTATTTCTTCCATCTCTAACATATCATCAAACACTTTACTTGGATTAGAATATACATTTCTAATAATGTGTGAATAACTTCTACTGTGGATAGTTTCTGAGAATGCCCATGTCTCAATCCAGGCTTCTAACTCAGGTAAACTAACAATGGGTAGTAATGCAAGATTAGGTGAACGTCCTTGGACACTATCTAGTAATATTTGTCTTTTTAAATTACTAGTAAAAATGTGCTGTTCAAAGTCTGTTAAATTTTTAAAGTCAGTTGCATCTTTTAGAATATCAACTTCTTCTGGACGCCAAAAGAATCCTAACTGTTTATCAGTTAATTTTTCAAACTGCTTATATTTGATCACATCAAATCTTTGCATACCTAAGCCACCATTTTCGTCAAGAAACATGTTTGCTTTAGTATGATCGGATTTATTTTTTACGTCTAATACACTCAATTTTTTCTTCAAATTTTACAACTCTCACAGTCTTCGTCATCTATAATTTCTGTAGTGACGAACATTGGTTGTTCTACTTCTTTTTTATTAATATCTATTTCGCCTTGTCCATCAAATGTGTTGTTGTAGTATAACTGTTTACCGCCATACTTATAAAACATTAATACATCTTGGATAAGCATACTCATAGGAACTTTTTCGTCTTCGTAGTGTTCCGGATTGTATGATGTATTTACCGAAATGCCTTGGTCAATATATTTTTGCAGGACTGCCATTATTTTTAAATAACCTTCCGGTGATTTTTGATCCCACAATAGATCGTATTTGTTTTTTAATCTTGGATATCCAGGAACTACTTGCTTCAGCACACCATGTTTACTTTGCTTAATGCTTACATAACTACGTGGCGGCTCAATTCCGTTCGTGCTGTTACTTATCTGAGCAGACGTTTCTGCTGGCATAATAGCCATCAAAGTGGAGTTTCTTATTCCTGTATCTGCTAATTGCTTACGCAATCCTTTCCAATCCATACGTTCTTTGTGTTTAATAAGTTCATTTACTTCTACTTTGTATGTTTGATTAGGAGTAATACCATGGCCGTATTTTGTTTCCATGTTACCTGATATTGCACCTTTTTCAACTGCCAAATCGGCACTTGCTTTTATAAGTCCATAACTCCATGCTTCTGCCCATTCGTCTACTAACTCTAAATTCGGTTCTTGATAATTGCTATCATTTTTTGCTAACCAATATGCAAAGTTAATAATACCAACACCTAGTGGACGTCTTTTCATTGTGCTAAGTTCTGCCGCTATTACTGGGTAACTTTGATAATCTAATAGTTCATCTAGTGCCCTAACAGCCAAATTACATACTTTTTGCATTTCATCTAAGTCTTTTAAAACACCCCAATTGATTGCTGATAATGTGCAAAGAGAAATTTCACCTTCAGGATCATTAATATCATTTAATGGCTTAGTTGGTAAGTCAATTTCACAACATAGATTACTTTGTTTAATTGGTGCTACTTCTTCAATAAATGCTCCATGTGTATTAGCATGGTCAACATTCATTAAATATATTCTACCTGTATCCTTACGTTCTTGAATAAATGAACTAAACAATTCAATAGCAGGAATGCTTTTCTTTCTGATACTGGTCATACGTTCTGCTTTTTCATATAACTCTTGAAACTTGTCTTGGTCTTGAAAGAAAGCATCATATAATCCAGGAACATCATGAGGACTAAACAATGTAATGTTACCACCTGTAATAAGTCGCTCATACATAAGTTTGTTCAATTGCACACCATAGTCCATGTGTCTTACACGATTGTCTTCAGTGCCTTTATTATTTTTTAAGACTAACATATCCTCAATTTCTAAGTGCCAAATAGGATAGTATAATGTTGCCGCTCCGCCTCTAACTCCACCTTGTGAACAACTTTTTACAGCAGACTGAAATAATTTATAGAATGGGATAACTCCTGTATGGGTAGCATCTCCACTCCTAATCTTAGAACCTACTGCTCTAATACTACCTGCGCCTATACCTATGCCTGCCTTTTGACTTACATATTTTACCACAGCACTTGAAGTTGCATTTATGCTATCTAAACTGTCGTCTGTTTCAATTAATACGCAACTGCTAAACTGTCTTTGAGGTGTTCTAACACCAGCCATAATAGGAGTTGGTAAACTTAATTTAAATAAACTAATTGCATCATAATAATCTTTTACATACTTCATTCTAGTATCTGCAGGATATTTTGCAAATAGTGTTGCTGATATCATCATGTAAGCAACTTGTGGTGTTTCAAATATTTCACCTGTTGCTCTGTTTTGCACTAGATACTTACCACGGAATTGTTCCATTGCCGCATAGGTTAGCACTTCATCTCTTTCATGTTTAATGTAATCATTAAGTTCATCTATCTCTGCTTTGGTATAAAGTTCCGTAAACTCAGGATCATAAAATCCTTTGTCAATATTGTCTTGAATGATGTCGCATAAGCATGGTGGTGTAAATGTTTCATACACTTGCTTACGCAAATGATAGTTAATTAATCTACCTGCTACATATTGGTAATTTGGGGTTTCTTCAGATATAAGATCAGCGGCACTTTTAATAAGTGTCTCTTGAATATCTTCTGTTGCTATTTCTTCAAAGAATTGTATTTGACTGTTTATTTCAACTTGGCTTGCACTAACACCTGTGATGTCCTCGCAGGCATACATAACGACTTTGTGTAGTTTGTCTATGTTTAAGTCTTCTAATCTTCCGTCTCTCTTTTTAACTTGCATGTGTGTAAAATCCGTTGGTCTTTCTTTATTATAAAAAATATATTTACCTAAATATTATTGTAATATAAAACTACTTAAAAGTCAAGAATAAATTGACTTTTTTGGCACTTTATGGGTCTGAAACAATGTGCCATGCTCTAAGGCTTGTTCCTTGAGGGTCACTTCTCCGGGTGAGAAATTAAGGAAGGTATCATTCAGTTCAAGCACTATTCCTGTGTTGCCTATATCATTATTACTTATCACTGGCAATATAAGTGTTTCATCTTTTATGAAGCCTTTGAAATCTAAAGTAGCAATCATTAATAATGTGATACCTGTTTGACAAAAATACCCATCATAGAGTATTGTAAAAATGTTTGGCCATGACTGAGGTGTATAGTAATCTAAGTATCTGTCTAATACTTTTACGTGGCTAAATTCTTGTATAATTGTATCTATTGTAAGGTCGTCGCGATTGCGAAAGTCTCTCCAAATTCTTTGGCGATCTTGGGAAGTGTGATGTTTTTCAAACATGGAAAACTAACTTACGATTTCCACTTACGAACGATGTAATTCATCGTTACGGAAGAAGAAGGACTTAAACTATTGTTTGCTCTTAGGTCAAACTTATCTGAACTTACATCATATGAAACAACTAGATCCACATTGCCAATTCCTGATATAGTTTGTTTGCTATCTGAATATTGATCGTTTATATATGCTACTTGTTGATCTTTATCTGCACCAAACATTACTGAACCTACACGACTATAATTAATAGATGTATTAGAATTAGTATCTTTCATACTGTATTCTACAAAGAACGTATTGTATGCATCTGGGTCAAGATTTGTTAAAATATTGTTTCCATTTCCGTTTGGTATTGCAATAGATTCAGGACTTGAAAATGCTGTTACTGCCTCACCTGCCTCTAATGCGTCTCTGGTTAAAAGTTCTATATTAGTTTTTAAATTAAGTAGTCCTTTATTGTAACCTGTTAGTCCTGACTGTTGACTTGTAAAGTAAACGTTGTTACAAATTGTTGCAAAATCTCTTGCTTCTTCACGTGAACCAAAAGTTGCTTCTTTTAAATCTTCGTCTATTGTTAAACTGTAACTATTAAAGTTTGAAACAGAATTAGCAAAAATACCTGTATTACCAGCACCTACTGAAACACTTGTAAAATAGTTAAATTTAGTTTCTGCCAATGCTCCTGATAACCAACTCTCTAATTTTGATTTAATTGTAGCATCTGATTTATCATAGTTACCAACTGTTAAGCCTAACTTGTTAGCAGTAAAGGCCGAGTCTGTATGTATTCTAAAACCGTTATACCATTGTGGTGTCTTTTGGAATGACTCAGAATGTGTTAGATATAGTTGATTATCTGCATTAGGAACTTTGTTTAGTTTAGGCCATTTGTTAATAGCATTTACAGTATTTACAACTGTTCCTACTTGTGTTGCGCCGTTTGATGGGGCAATATTTATGCTTGATAAATCTACTCCTATTACAGGTGTTATAGATATAGTGCCATTTATTAAGACTGGTGTAACTGTTAAACTACTATTGCCTGTTGTAACAGGACTTGATGTTGTTACTACAAATGCATTTGAACTAGCACTTGCTACAGTCATAGATGAACCAAAAGCACCGCTACCTGAGACGTTTACTGTTTCAGTGTTATCAAAACCATGATTAACAGAATAAACTACAGGCTTACTTGTATTATTTGTGCTATGAGTAATAAACCTTACATTGCTACCTTGTAATGCAATAAGGTTACCTTTACTTGCCGCTAATGTATCTACTGTTACACTTCTACTTGCAGATGTAACTGCATGAACTACGCCTGAATCTATAACAGCACTATTACCGCTGTATAAAAATGTTATTCCATCATTAACACTTATTGAACCAACATCTTGTGCTGTAAAAGATATGTTACTTGCTGAATGCTCTGTATCTGTTGATTCAACAACTCTTGTATATGTTGCTGAGTTGCTTGGTATCGCGGCTGTGAAGTTTGTTGTTCCATTTACAGCAACTACTTGTAAGACCTTTCCACCTAACCAGCCTGTTGTTGCACCTGCAGTTGCTCCTGAGGTATAAACATAATTGGTTGGTGCAGAAGTTGTATAACTTTTAATTGACGGATCTGCCGCAATTACAATGTTACTTCCGCTTACTGTATATGCTATTGCTACGTTACTAACTGTTGTTTGTATATCTGAATTTCTACTAACAAAAAACTTTCCTAATGTTGGACTTGTATATGCTATTGTTCCTGGTGCATATTTTACATCTGTTGATGGTGTAATATGTTTACCAAATTCTAAACCAATGTAACCAATCCCTGTAGAAGGAGTTACTCTAATATTCTTATCATTAAGTTTTCTATATGAAGGAATAACTTGACTTGTTAAATTAGTCCAAAGAGTAGCATCATTGTAAAAACTTGTTACACCTGTTACATAGTTACCAACGTCTGTATCTGGGGATGTTTTTGATAATGCTGATATTAGTGTTGTATTACTGTAATATGTAAGACCTATCTCTTCTGTTGTTAGTGGTGCTGATCTAAAACCTAAATTTTGTGAATCACTTGCAGATTCTCCGCCTTGTATAAAAGCATAATCTTTACTTGCGGCAACACTTGAAACAGAACTTGTTACGTCATCTCCTTCAAGGATAACTCCGTCTCTAGTTACATTTAAATCATTAGATGTAAACTTTGCATTTGTATCTAAATTCTTAAATACTGTTGCACTAGATTTAAATACATCACTGCCTAACCATGCTGTTGTTTTTGTTACACCATCCCAAGTTACATTTCCTTTTGCATAAAACTTGCTTGGAACTTGGAATTTTATAATTTGCAAGTTTGCAATATTTCTTGTGTAGTTGATAGCAGATGGCGTCTTTTCAAACTGTGCAATTTTATTAAGACCAGAGTTGACAAGTAGGTCGGTATCCCCACCTATGTAAATTTGTCTTGTATCTGTTGCAAAACCTATCTCACCTGATCTTAAAGGTTTTGGCAGATCCTGTTTTAGACCACGTCTATTTTGGATCCTTGAAATAATTACTGCGTTGTTGCTCGTAGCCATACTAATCTATCTCCTAGTTAGTATGTATTTATCACTTTCGCATATTACTTAGAATAGTAATCTGTAAGTCTATCCGACCACTTATTGCAGTATTCAGTGAATTCATCGTCTTTGATAGTAAATTCGGCAAATTTACCCTCTCTGTCTACCATCAAAATAACAACTTTTTTGATATTACTTTTAAACATTTCATTATGTGCTAATGCATAAGCACAACCTTGCATGAAATAATCTTCAATCCATTCACGTTTTTTAATTTTTTTAGCAGTTTTAAAGTCTATAATACATTCTTCGCCTTCGTGCATTCCTATTCCGTCTGCTGTTCCGGCATACAAACCTTGTGCAATTAATCCTACTTCAACACCATATAGTTCATCTACTTTGCCTAATCCTTTATCTATCATTTCATCTACCATATTTTTTGCCATTACACTAATATGATTGTTGCCTTTGATTTCGTAGTCTTCTTGTAGTATATATTTTTCCAAAGCATTATGCACTTTAGTTCCAAGTCCTGCTGACTCTGTGCTTATACGAGTTGCTTCTGCGTTTCCTACACGTTTACGCCAAGCAATTAAGGCTGTTTTATCACCGGTATCACCTAGAACTGTAGTAACACTTGGCACAGGATCGCCCTGTCCATCTGTGTATTGTCTGCCTTGTTTTGTTTGTATTCTTTTTAATTTTGGGTAGTCGTATTTTGTTTTTAACATAAAAATTTTATATTGTGAATGTAGTATTACTTATATGAAGTGGTGCTATTCTGTCAAGTAAATTGAAGTCCATAATATAACTAAAACATTTCTATATCCTTGATGTAATTTAGTTACACCATGAGGCATGCCTGCAGGATACCATACTGTTTCACCTATATTAAAACTTTGAGCAATACCATCTAATAAATTTTCACCACCTAAAAGATTATCTGATTTATCGATTAATGTTATTGATGTCCAGGTAAATGGAACATGTTCTGTAGGGTCATCAGTATGTATAGATGCATATGAGCCTGACTTATATTTTAAAAGTTTTATAATTCTAGGATGAATTTCTTTTTGTTTTATATCTTCTTTAAAGTGAGAATGAATTACAGGAGAATGAGTTTCGTCTAATCCAAATTTAGAAACACCTTTAAGATTTTGATAAGGTGGGTTATAATTTAAATTAGTAAAGTTATTATCTTGATTAAAGAGTTCTTTGAAATGCTCTACCAGGAAATGTTCCATTGTAGATGTGTGTTGGCACTTGGATCTGATACGCAACTTATACCATAGCCTAAGTCTTTAAAGTATTTTGTAACATAGTCTAATTGATCTTTTTTAGTAGCATCTGTAGTCACGCCATTTTTTACATTGTAGTAAACGTTGCTGTTTGTCATTGTTGAATTGTTTACATTTGCATACAAAAGGCCTGCGTCTATATTGGCATAAACGGCATTTTCGATCGATGTTATTTCACTGTGTATAACAGTATTATTTCTGCTTTTAGTTCTGGCATCTGTTGCCGTAACAAAAATTCCTGGCATTTTATAACTCCGCCTTTATATCTTTCATTGCTTGATTGCCTGCAAGATCTCCTACTCTATCACTAGGGTCTTCTACATCTGTGTCCATGTCTGCTGGTATTTCACCCTTGACTTTTATGATATCACTGTCTTGGCTACTTGCAAATCCACTGTCTTCGACTGCTTGGATTAAGTCTTCTATATCTAAATCAAAGTTGAGTTCTGAAAGTCTCATTTGAAGTTCTTCAGTATCTATTTCGCCTTTATCTTGGACTTCTCCTTTAGATAATTCGTCTTGAATTGCTACAATTAAATCTTCGTAGTAGTTCTCTTTTACTGTTTGGATAACCTCATTGATGAGCATGTTACACCTCTACTGGTGCTCTGCCTAATGGCTCGTCCTCAGGTCCTGCCGCGGCTGGTTCGTTAACGTCCATATCTGGTTCTGCTAAAGGATCAACGCCTGGCTCTTCTAAACCCATAGGTTCATCACTTTCTAAATCACTTGTTGCCATTGATCCAGTTCCTGTAATATTACCTACTAATCCGTCCATTCCTTCTTTTGCCTGTTTGGCACTTTCTAATGCTCCTGATAAAACACCTTCTGCATTTTCTTTAAAGCCTTGTGCTTTTTCTAATCCAAATTCGCTAACCATAGAGTCTGCTATTGCTGGTAAATCTTCGTTAACCATTCTGCCTAGTCTTTCTACATGATCTTGAATATCGTCTGCTAATGCTCTAACAGCCATAACAACTTCTGCTTCATCTACTGATTCTACTTCTTCTGAAATCATTTCGTCTATTATATCATCAAACATATTCATTTGGCTTTCCTCTACTGACTCGTCTGTTTTCTTCATAGCATCTCTAACTTCTTCTGGTTCCATGTCTAGTTCTTTTGCAATCTCACCAACACTCTTACCGTCTTTTTGTAATTTATACATATATTGAATACTGTCGTTAAGTTTCTTTTCAGCAATCTTTCTGCCAAACATTTGAATACCACCGACAACTGCATCTTCTTCTAAACCATTTAGGAAACCAACAACTGCATCTTTGCTTTTACCACTTACTTCTGCAAATAGGTTTAACTTTTCTTCAATAGCATCTAAACTGGCTACATCTTCTACTTCCATGCCAACTTCTTTAGCAAGTTCTCTTAGCAAGTATTCGTTAAGTTCTGTATTTGTTTCTTGAACAATTCCTTCTGATTTCATGCCACATGCTTCCATGTAGTCTTTGGCCGCAAGTAAAACAATATGTTTTACATGGTCGTCATCATAAGCAAATCTATTATCCATTCTGTATCTGTTCATACATTCTGAACTTGCTTCTTCCATAGTGTAACCACTATCCATTAATTGCTTAACACTTGCCATAAGTGCATCTTTCATTTCCATATATGCTGGAGATTCAGCATACATGCCTTCTGCTAACATAGTTGCAGATAAATCTCTAATTCCTAGATACTTAATGTAATCTGGTTCAAGTTGAAATTGTTGCGTTGAGCCTTTGATGCTAATAATTTTTTGGCTTGCTGAATCTTTCAAAAGTTTCAATTTATCTTGTGTAGGAAACTTTTGAACAAATGCAACACCAAACTCTTCCTTGAGAGTTTTTTGTAAATTTGCAATTTTTTCTTTATTGTTTTGGTTAAAATCTCTAATAAACATTTTATAATCCTAATATTGTATATGTGTTATTTATCATTTTTACACAGAAAAAATTAGTAGTTTATCAAGTCTTCTTTAATATGCTTTAAATATGTTATAGATATATCGAGTCTTGTTAATACAACTTGCTTTTTAAAGTTATCAACTGATGTTTCTAAAGTATGATTATAGAATACTGTATCGTTGTAATGCTTATGAAACTGTTGGACTTTAGCCTGTAAACGGTCTACAGAAATGTTTTGTGTATCGTCTTTGGTATTAAGTCTTTTTGTTACTGCTGATGCAGTTCTTTGGAAAGGTATATCAACTATAATTTTCTGTTTTGTATGTTGTTCAAGTATATCGTAAAAGTTAAATTGATTTTTTACAAAGAAATAACCATTACGTTTAGCAACTTTAGACGCAATATTGTCTAAACTTTTTGCTAATTTCTTTTTATTAAATTTCTTTTTTGAAAATTTTGTAGCCAATGGTATTATCTCTTTTAACTTTTTTAAGAATATTTCTTTTATACAAGTCGTCTGCAAGAAAACTTTCTCGTTCTGACATACTATTTACATCTGTAAAGCCGTCTTCTTCAATTTTATTGAATATCTTTGCTTCTAGACTGCTTATTAGACTCAGTTTTTCGTTTTTTCCTTTTACGGCTCGCACTTGGTTTTCTCTTAATAGGTTCTTTAAACAGAGGGGCCGCCACAACGGCTATGCCACCTGCTGAAGTTGTCTCGTTGATAATATCATTTATCTTCATATAAAGTATTTATCTTAATTGTCTACTAATAAACTGTCAATACCTATTGTGTAATACGCAATTAATCTATTTTTATCTGAATTATTTTCAATTCGATGCCAAGTATTCCAATTATTAAAAAATAAAATACCTGTTCCTTTTTCGGTAGGACCTTGATATACTGTTTGATCTTTCATACTTGGTCTACGTTCAAACGGACTTATCATTTGTGTTCCAGAGCCTTCTGGATTATCTTGCAAATTAACAATCACTACTGCAAAAACATCTCGGTTATCCAAATGAGGTTCCATATAAAATCCACCACCATCTAATAATATGCGTGGCGGGTAGTCATTATTCCATTTAAATTTTTGATTTTTTCCAAACCACATAGCACCTATCTCAGGTGTATTAATTTGTAATTGTGGATCTGTTATAAACTGTTCTATTGTTGCACCATGTTGATGCCACCTTTCTAAAAAATTGTCAGGTATATCGATTATTTCTTTTCTTTTATTCGATACTGAACTGAGAAGATTTTCTTCATATGCTAATTCATTACTTATAGGTATGTTAGGTAAATCGACTCCAGACAATTCAAATACTGGAAAATCATCTAAGGTTGGAAATATTTGCATAGTAGTATTTAACTACTTTTTCTTGCGACCGCTCTTCATGTTGGCACACCAATGATACATTTTTGACTTCTCACCACTGCTGTTTTTTGCTTTTTTACGCAGGCTTGTTACCGAGCCATTGCAACTCGCTCCTGCTTTTTTTACTCTACCAGGCTTACTTTTGCCCTTTTTTTTACCGTCTGCAAAATTTTCGCTTACGTCTTTATCTTTTTTTGATCTCATCCACCTTATAAGAATTTTATCTGCTTCTGCTTTGTCTAATCCTAAGTCTCGAACAAGATATGCACTTGCACCATACATATTAGTTGCACCTGAATCTCTAAGATCATCTAAGTATGCAAATTCATTTTTGTATTTCCTATCTCCAAATACATCATCAAAATCGTCTTGATTATACATTTCATTCTTTACACAATTAGGAACTGTTTTACCAAACATTTTCTTTGTGCCTTTCTTCTTGTAACCTTTCCAACAACGTGTTCCTTCTTCTATGTCATCATCTGGATAAAATTCTTCATCTGCATTATGGTCGTATAAAAGTTCTCCTGGGTCCGGATAACCTTCAGTATCTACAATCTCGTTATTAGCATTAGTGAGATACCACTCTCCTTCCTCAAAGTGTTGGCTGGCATCATCATAGTTTTGGCGTATTACATACTCTTTGTTGTCTTTGCCTACTATGTTAATATCTCTGTCTACCTCGGCGCCATTTGCCCATTCATTGTATGCTTTTTGAATGTTCTGTTTACTAAACAAAGGATACTTTGTGCCTTTTGTTTGAGGTTTTAAGGTTGTAACATTGTCCTTGTCTTCGTTAAAGAATTCGAATAGTTTCATTATTCTCTATCCATAGTTCTTGAAGATACTGTTTTAAAGTATGGTTTATTTTTATAATATTGCAGATCAGTTATATCAAAAGGCAAATCCTCAACAAAGTCATTCATGATACTAACATCACCTGCTTTGTAAGTATTCATTGCTGATTCAGATCTCTGAACTTCTTCTAATGATGTTGCTAATAAGTTCACCATTTCATTCCATTCATTTGCCGCTTCTTGTTTATAATTTTGATTTATCCAACTCAACATATCATCAGAATCATACCAGCCTTCTATTTGAGGAGTAAATTTCTCATTTAGTTTGTTAAGTTCAAGTAGCCTCATGCAGTTGTTCCTAAACCAAATACACTTTTAATAAGATTATTAATATTTTTAATCATTTGTATTTGTTGTGCTTTAAGTCCCACAAATTCTTTTTGCTTTTTAGAAATATATGTTAAGTCATTTTGTGAAGGAACAGGATTATCAAGTATAGTAGTCCTCATTTCTTCTGCAACATCAGTAAGATTATTTGTATTATCAGCAAGTTTTCTTGCATGTAACATAAGATTATCAAATTTAGCATTGCTTATTTGATCTGTGTTAATGCGACCAAAATCTATATTTTTATAAGCAAGACCGCCGCCTCTGTTGTCATCAAATATACCTGCTTTTTTAAGATACATTTTTAGATTTCTTACACCTTCATGTTTCATATCTGGTGTTCCGCGTTTTACACTACCAAAAACTTTGTTTACATTGTCTGAACTCATAAACATATCCAGCATGTCATATTCGTTTACACCAAACATTCTTTCTTGAATGTTTGATTCAACTAATGATTTTTTGAATTTTAAGTATAATAAATCTTTTGCTTTCATGTCTTTAATATTTATCTTGTTTTCCATTACTTTATCATAACTTATTTTGTGTTTAAAATGTTTCATAAGTTCTTCTATAGTTGCATTTACCTTGACAACTTTAACTTCTCTTAAACCTAAAATATGTGCGGCATCTAATCTGTGATGTCCGTTTACTAGATAATTGTCTTTATCTAATATAAGTGGCCTGTAGTCATCATCAAAGTAACCTTTTTCAGCCGATTCTGCCAAACCTTCTACACGTTGACTTTGCACTGGTTTTATTAAGAAAGGATTCATTATACCTTCTCTAAAAGTAAATGGGGACTTTCTTATATCTGGTTTTCTAATTTGCGGTAATTGATTTCTATCAAAATGTTTATCAGAATATTTTCTTTCAAATGTTTCTTCAACTACTTTTCGTAAACGTATTACACCACAACCTAATCTGTCACCAGCATTACCTGTTTTTAAACTTTCGTCGTCGCCACCTTTTCCTAAGTCATCTTCATCAGCATGTATTACTATTGCTCTGCCTACCACATCAGATAATTCTACACGTTCTGCTTTAATTTGAAATCTTGCTGTGCCTGATTGATCTGCTGTTACGTTACCTAAATCGCCTACATGTCCTTGTTGTAAACTTCCATGGTCAACACCGTCTGGATTATAATGTCCACCTGCACTAGCACAACCATCACTTAGATCGCCGAACTCGTGTATATGAAAACCGTGTTTACCAGGTGTTAGACCTTTTACTATTCCTTTAATAATAGTTGGCCTTCCTGGTTTTTGTTTAAATTTAATTACACCTGCTACATCATCTTCTGTGTGTTCTAGTGTTGCTATTGCTTTAACTGTTTCCTCTGCTTCTGTAATTTTCTGTAATGATTCGCATTGGCATCCTTTTGATTTTGTTCTTGGGCAAGAATCCATCTCATTCATTTCTTTGTATATGCTACCACCAAAAACAAAATTCTTTTTCTTTTTCTTTTTCTTCTTTTTGCGACTTGTCATAGTGCCTAATCCATAAAAACCACCACCTCTAATAGCCGGAGCATCACTAGGAGCAGAGTCGGAGGAAGGGGAACTATCACTAGCACCACCACTATCTGCAGACCCTCCGTCTCCACTTGAACTTGCTGAGCCACCGTCGCCACCAGCACTAGCACCTGCACCTGCACCACCAGAGCCACCTGCTCCAGCACCGCCACCTGCACCGCCACCGCCACCAGCACCTCCGCCTCCCGCGGATGCTTGAAGTGATAATTTCTGCATTGCTTGATTTTTTACTGCATCTTTATTTTGTATATAGTATGTTTCATAATAAAAATCTAACCATGCTATTAGTCCTTCGTTGACATCGCCGTCATTGTCTTTTACATAGTTTCTAAAATCTTCTTCGAAATCTTCTTTGCTAAATTCAGCGAACTCAGGAAATATAGTCTTTGCCCAATCAAATAGGCCTTGCAAATTATCTTTTTTAAATGCTTCTTGACCAGCATTTGAAAACTGTGACCATCCGTCTGAATAACCAATTCCGGTTTCTGTTATTAAATCATCTATTTTCATTTATGCTCCTGTATCCACAATTGACGTATTGGCAAATGGGTTTTCTACTGTTGTAATTAAATAATTTGTTTTTGCATGTAATCTTAAACCTGTGCCTTCTAGATCTGAAACTTCTTTAATAAAAGTAAATGCTTGTTTGTTAAGATCTAAGAAAAGTATTCCAAGTAAGTTACCGCTTTGTCTTTTTTGTGCAAGGTAGTTATTTACATTTGACTGTGCTATTAATTGCATGGCTTGATTTTTATCACCTTGTGCCAAGTATCTTGCAATCGGGCCACCGCTTACATTTAATGCTGTAAATATATTTGAGATAATATTAGCAACCTCTTTTTCTGCTTCTGGAACTTCTTTTAAAAACGCCATGACATGATTTTGTTGCATACCTGATTTCACTCTAACTTGTAATCCTTGTTCTTCAAGTTCTTTAAACTTTGCATCATACTTATTAAAAAATGCTGTTACTAAACTTTTATATGAATCAGATGCAGTAACTTGTCTGTCATTAAATCTTGCAGAATTTTTTCTTGTAGTTTTCAATTCTATTGGCTTGCCGTCAATTAATAAGTCACCTTTGCCCTCTGGCCCATCATCATCAGCACCAGACGATGCACCTATACCTTCTATTCTCTGTGACAATACTGATAATGCAAATTCACCTGGGCCTATACCATACTGCACTACTTGATTTAAATCATCTACTAACTCAGTTACGTGGCTTTCGCCTTTTTCTCCGTAACCTTTAAAAATAGTTTCTAAACTTACTGTTGAAGTAGATAGTAATGCGTCAACATTTACTAATTTGTCTGCTTTCCAATCTACAAATAATTGTGCTCTTTCTTGAGGACTCATCTCAATACTTGCTATAATTTTTGCAATTTGATTAATAGCCTTTTTAACATCTATATCATCTATAACTTCTAATTCATTACTTAAACTTTGTATTTTTCCGCCTACACCCATATCGTCAATTAATTGTTCTATGTAATTAACTAATTTTTTTGTGCCTTCATCATCAGGTAATGCATCAATTTTTGCAATTAAATCGTCTTTGCTTTCGTTTAAGTTTATTGCTGAGTGTAGTTTAGGATGTAATTTCATTTGTATATAGTTCCTTAATATAGGTCTTAAACATACATCATCTCCTGCTTCTGCACGTCTTTTCCTGAAGTCTTTTAACATTTGTGGGTCAGGTATAGCAAAGTAGGCATCCATTTGTTTTTTCAAATCACTTGCTGGAAAATGATCTGATAATATTTTATTAATCATTCTTACTTTTGTATTATTTGGCACACTCTCTGTAACGTTATTTTTCTTATCTTGTCTTTTCTTATCTGCATTTGCTGTAAAATAATCTTGATTTTCAGGCTTTCGTAACATTGCGGCTATCTGTGCTTCTGCTTGTTGTCTTGTTATCTTCTGACTATCCATTTTGTTTTTGATCATTGCTTCTTTATGTTGTGCTGGATTGTAAGGTTTAACAACTTTCATAGGATTAGGTCTTGACACTTGAACATTGTCTCTAGAATGCATTCTATCCCATTCTTTATCATAAGCCAACTGTTTAACACCGCCCTCTAATACTTTGTCTATTTTTTTACTGTCTATTTTTTGTAATTTAATAAGTTGTTCTTCTAACGGAAGTTTCTCAAATTTATCAAATACACTTTCATAACCGTGTCTACGAGTAACTGCTAATGCATCTTGGAAACTATTAAAAGGATTTCCAGGATTGACCTCAAATCGATTTGCTAAAGTATTTAAAACCGCCGATTTGAAAACATTATCATTGCTTGGATTGTTTAAAAATCCTACTAGGTCATTTACTTGGCCACGCACTAAGTAATTCTGCATACCATTTTGCATCATTGTATTAAACCCTGGATGGTCTTCTCTGGCTTTGTCGTAATCTGTGTTCACTTGTTGGTCCGGCGTGCTATGCACACTACTTACATTATCACCGTCGTTACCGTCTGCATCTTTTCTAAAATAGTTTCCAGCACTTACATTATAATTTGTTTTGATATATTCATATGCGGCCTTAACTGCGGAGGACCATCTTGGCATACAACATGCATCTGGGTCAGGTTCTGGTCGCCATTCGTGGTTGCCGTCGTATTGATCATAAACTTTTTTAAGTAAGTTAGGACCTTGGTCATTAACACCACGTTCTATTCCTAAGTAGTCTGCTAAGTTACTCCAATTTGTTTTACTTGCTATACCGTTTGAACTGTCACCATCCATGTCTTCTACACCAGCCGCATTTATCATACCTTGTATATTGTTTTGTTTTTTCAAAGGTATATTAACTTCTTTTTGGTTAATTTTATCTATCACGTCACTCATTGCTACTCTAAAATTACCGTGTGTTTGAGTATGATTCTTCATCATTTCAGCAACTGCTTCTTTAAATTCTTCCGGATAACTGCTCCAATCAAAAGCATCAAAACGTTTTTGCTCAGCATCTTCTGTAGACTGCTCCCACATCATTGCAGAACTTCTATTAATAGGTTCTCCGCTTTTTGGATTTTCTAATTCTTCAGGTTTTATTAAATCACTTTGTCCAGGAGCACCTCTTCTACTATCACCTTTTCTAGTTACCTCAACATTTAACCTATTTAGTTCCTTGTAAAAATTTCTATCAGCGAGTTTATACTCACCTTCGTCTTCGTCTGTAAGTCTACTAAATTTGGTATTATACGTTCTTGTAAACTTTTGCAATATTTTTTGATAACCTCTTTTGCGCCAATTATGGTAAAAATTATCCTCTTTTGATTCTCTATCTATTATTTCTAATCCTTCATTTGCATCTTTGGCTTGTTCCCAATGCGCCCCTGGAATGACATATATTAACCTGTTTCCTCCGTCTTGATGCGACCAACTGTTTTGTAATTCTTTTACTACAGTTCGCTTGAACCAATCATTCATTTCATTATCTTCTTCATCTAAATCTACATCTTGTAAATTGCCTTGAAGACTCCATTCAATATACACAAAACTATGAGCAGGAATATTTATTTCTGCTAAAGATTTATCTCTAACATTTTTTTCAAAATCTTTATTACGTTTGTCTAACTGATTTTTACCAGCAATTTCTTTTTCTAAATTTGCAAATCCCTCTGCTTGGAAAATTTTATCAAATCCAGATAAGAATTCTTTGATTGCTTTAAATCTATTTTTAATAAGCGATCTTAAAAATTTATCTTTAGGTGCACCATAATTTTGAACTCTTTCATAATATTCTGATAACCAAATACAACTAAACACAATATCATCATATCGACCACTAAAGTTATAAGTGGTATCATCGTCATCGCCTAATTTAACAATGGAGTCCATAGTGTTATTCCAATGTTCCATATTTCGAAAACTCATCATATCACTTCCGTTGGTATCATCCCATGAGTAAGGTTCTGGCGGTGGATCATATGGTTTCAATTCTTCTAAATAGTTTAGACCAAGTTTTATTAACTGTTTTTTAATGCTTTCATATTTTGTTTGGTCAGTTTTCTGCATACTGTTTAGAATTCTTATCCTCTGTCTCATTTTTTGAATCATATTCATTTGATATACATTACCGTAATTATCATCACTTCTAATGTTAATATGATGATCTCTACTTACGGGGTGTTCGTAACCTGAATATTTTTCTAAGAATGCTTTAAGTTCTTCAATTGCTTTTCTACTACTAAGCATATCTGATGCTAGGAGTGAACCCCTTACATGATTACTATGGTTATTAGACAAATATCTATACATTTCATTTTTTTGTCTTTTTTTGCTGAGGTCGATTAATTCATCTCTAACTTTATCTTTTTCGTTTCTCGGATTAACATTTACAAATAATTCTGCAAGTTTATCTAATACTAAATTGTCTTTTGCGTCCTCATTTTGAAAGTATTGCCATAAGCCATCGGCAATAATATCAAATTCTTGACTGTCAAAAAATTCAGCCTTACCTATAATATCTTTCTTAAATAGTTTTGCTATACCTTGCTGTAAAACATTATGTTTTTCTTTATCGTTTTCTAAATTATCATAATTTGCATCGTCTATGCTTTGAACTAAAAGTTTTTCTAAATCTTTTTGGTCTAGTTTTAACTCTCCAGCATACTTTCTAAAGTGACCTATATTTACTGACCTAGGTGTTGCTCTTGCTGTTTTTTGTGCAAGTTGTTTTGCCAACATTGCTACTGCTTGACCAAAGGCTTCTTGTGCCTGCTTTAACTTTAAAGGAGCCATCTTGCTTGGCATTACTCTATCTGGTTCTACATAACCTGTAATTTCGTCTTCGTTGATGCTTTCGCCCATCCAACTTGGATCTCTGCCAGTTCCTTTTTGATAATCTTTTATACTCTGTTTCCATTTTTTGTCAGCATCAGGTTGTATCAGTTTTTTATATGTGTCAAAATATGTTACACTCATTTCTAATTTATTAAGAACGTCGAAGTATTCTTTTTTGCTTACAATTTCTTTAGCAGAAGTAATTACTGGATGGTCAATTTTTGCTAATCTATCTATATCTCTTTCTGATGGTTCTTGGGATTTGTTAAGTATTCTGTATAAAGCATTGATATAATCTTTTTTGTAAGCCTCATCATCATATCCTGCTTTCATTACAGTAGCATATCGCACAACTGCTTTTACAATCTCGTTATACATTAGACTGTAATCTGAGCCACCAGCAATTCTAAATTCTATTAGTTTATTGCCTGTCGAATCATCTCTTTCGTCTTTAAAATGTATGCTATTAAATTTACCACTATCTATACCTTTTGATAATTGGTTTTCTAATGCTTTTAGATTGTTATCTTGACCCTTTTGTATGTCACTTGCGTATTTTAGTAAACTATTATATTGACTTTTAGTATAAGTATTTTTAAGTCTTCCAAATTCTGCTAGTAAGTATGGATCACCTAATAGCAATGCCATTTTTAATTTGTTTGGATCTTTCTTTTCCGCTTGCCAACTCATAGTAACATGTAAGCCTGTTGAGTTATTAGTGCCGAACTGATCTTCTCCCCATTCAAATAAACTTTTCATTTCTCTAAGCATCTGTCTAGGACTACTAAATACTGGAGATATAATTTCAGCCCCTGCACCCTCGTCTGCTTCTATACTGCTGTCAGGCTCTACTGAATAAGCACTTGTTGTATAAGTATCTCCGTAATCACCTACTTCTGGATAGTCTTTGAATTCACTGCTTTTGTTGATCCAATTATGTAAAATATCTGCTACTTGGTCGACACCGGCGTTTTCTCTAGAGTAGTCATAACTGAAGTCATCTAAGAATTCACTCATACTATAATATTGATCGCTTACATACTCGTCCATAGAATAATCGCCTTCGGCTTCTTCTATAGCATCATCAACCAGATGGTCTTCATCGTTTGCTATATCTCTTAGGAAGTCTTCGTATTCATCTTCATACTCTTCGTTGATAAAGTCTCTGGCCCAGTTATCCAACTCCCAACCATCTTCTTCACGATTTTCGTATTCGTTAGGGTTATCTTCTTTATAATTTTCTTTGTATTCTTCGACAGCATCTTCTGTGGGACCATTACCAGAATCCATAAAGTCTTGAATGTATTCATCTTCGTCACGATTTTCTTCTATCCAATTATCTATAAGATCAGGCAAATACTCGTCCATTGCTTTTTCACGAAGCCAGTCTTGATAGTATTCATATGCACTATCTGGTAAGTCACCAAATTCGTATTCAACATCACTGATACTCATGTTGTCTACATCGTCACTAGCAGTTCTGCTATCAGCATTATAGAAAAATGTTTCGGCTTCAAATCCACATCTTACTGGAGCATCTAAAGCCTCTTTGGCTACACTTTGTCTGTTGAAGTTTATTTCAAAAAGTTTTGGATCTGCTTCTTTTAAACTTTTTCTATTTATTTTTTTAAGTATGCGTTTTAATTTTTTAATCTTTCTCTTTTTACCTCTGCGATTTGCTATCTTGCTGAGTTTCCCTTCATCGACTTCTTTGGCTTCTGGATTTTGCACAAACACTTCATCGTCGCCTGTTTTAACTTCATACTTATTGTTCTTGTTTAAGATTGCTACTGCATCTGCTCCAGCACCTGCAGAATTATCACCTAATGGTGAATCAACTTTACCTGCATAGTTACCATATTGGTCGTATATATCTGCACCTTTTTCTACTTTTCCTGCTTTTGTTTTTACTACTGGCTCGGCTATATTTCTTTCGCCATTTATTGTTGGACTTAATGTTATTTTTGCTTTGCTGGTCTTGGGTGATGCTATACTTTTTAACCTTTGAGTAGTTTTACTGTCAGCACCTTTAATGGCTTGTCCAGCCATGCTAGTTGCAGAACCAACACTACCGCCTACTTTTTTACTTAAAGATTTACCGGCTTGTCCAGCCATTTTTTTAGCAACTGAACCTATACCAGTATTACCAGTGGTTTGTTGTCCTACTGGTGTAGCATATTCTTTTAATAAATGTTCTAATGTTTTTACTTCAGTAAATTTCATTTATCTTCTCTTGTTTAATGCTCTTACTCTTCTACTTGCAGGATTCATTCTTTTTGTTCTTTGTGATTTTCTTGAGATCCTTGCACCCATTTTTGCTTTAGTCTTTTTGATTGTCATGCGTTTTTTCATATTGATTGGCGCACTACATTGTTGTGATTTAGAAACAACACGACCTTTCCTGTGACCAGATGTGCACCTGACAGCACGAACTACTTTGTTCCCCATCTTGCGCCAGACCATTCTGTTTTCAACAACTAAGTCTTGTGTTATATCTTCTAATATCATATTAAATTAATTACTATACCTATTATTATACTAATCAGAGATGTAAATGTCAACCCAACAATAGCAATTATCCAACTTTCTAATTTGTCTAATCTGCTTTTTGTTGTTTCTTTGAACTCTCGTAATTCTGCAGTAATGCTTTCTATCCTCAACATATCTGCAATAATATGTGCTTCTATATTGCCCTTTTCTACGTAAGGTTTTAATTCTTGTTCTGGCTCTGATTTTCTTGGCATTGTTTATCTCTATAATAAATCTTGTTTAGTGAATTCCATATTTACAGAACTCTTTGTATCAATTGTTCCCGCATTCAATACTATTCCATTTAATTCATCTGTTAAAGTTGTTATAGTATGCACTCCTTCTCTTTCAAAAGCAAATTTATAAATCCAACCTGCTCCTGTAAGTGTTGGTGCACCATAATTTTCTAAAACAAATGCCCCAGAACCGCTAAGTTCTACGGGTTCGTTCATCACCACAGGCATTGCTCTTAAGCCTATACACTGAACAACACTTTCAAAATCCTTTTGACTGTTGTCACTGTAATCGCCTGTTTGTGTAATGTCTAACTTTGTAAACAATGTGTAGAACTCGATATTGCCTGAAACAACCTCGGAACTTCCCATTGCGCCACTTCTTGTTAAACTCATGTGTGTCTCCTGTATATTACACTATTTATCAGAAGTTGCCGACCATGGGGTCAAAAAAAAGCACTCCGGAGAGTGCTAATTTTAAATTTTTCAATTTTATTATACTACTGAATAACTTCCTGCTGTAATTGTTGCATTAGCAAAAGAAGTATTTGATCTTAATGCTGATTGTAAAGCGGAATTTGAAATTCCATCAACCTCTACTGCAAAGTATAATATTCTTGTATTCGAAGCATGTGTATTTAATATTACTGGATTTGCTACTAGTCCCATTGCTGAAAGAGCCGCTTCTCCACCTTTAGGATTGCCTGATGCTGTAAAACCAAATTGATGGACATTAATTGCATCAACGGCATCTAAAATAAAATGCTTCAGTTCACCTGTTAGAAACTGGTCAACTGATGTTGCTCCATTTACTCTAATTTGTGCCATTTTATTCTCCCGAATATATTGTTGCTAATATTTATCATAAAAAAAGGCAGTATAAACTGCCTTTTTAAATAAGTTATAAACTTAGAATGAGACGTCTGCAATAACGTGTGCCGCTATGTCACCGTTTGCTAAATTGTCTGCACCTTCTAGTATAAAGTTCACAGTTGCTTGTGTTCCTGCTGTAAAACTACCTACTTTTAATACTGTAAGGTTTAAGTTTTGAACTGAACTAACTAGTGATGTTAATTGTGATGCACTGATGTTACCTGATTGTTGTTGAAAACTTTTTAGGAATACATCTTTACCAATGAACTCACCTGAGTCTGCCGCTCTTCTATCTACTTGTGCCATTTTTAATCTCCTAATAATTAGTCAATTTTTTCATAAATGTCTGACTAATTTTATTGTTACTAATATTTATCAAAATGCTCAAAAAAAATGGCAGTTAAAACCGCCATTTTTTCTATGTTAATTAAAAATTAACTTATAGCCATTCCTGTTCCTGCTGTAACAGTTGCGCCTGCAAAGTTGTAACTGTTTACGTTATCAGTTCCAATTCCTCTGAGTTGCTTCTGTAAAGATGCCGCATCAAATTGACTTGCATCAACAACTGCATGAATTTCTCCACCACTTGCTGATGGTATAACATACATAAGTGGTTGAATAAAGCCTAATGCTCTTTCAACTGCTTCTCTTGTTGCATCGTCTTCTGTTTGAAGGTTTGCACCAGTGTCAACTAGGATTGCTTTTAAGTTATGATTAGAAACTAGTGTTCCAGTTACAAACTGTGCAACACCGGCTCCGTTTCCTTTTGATTGTGCCATTTTTATCTCCTATTAGAGTTTCAATAAACTCTTATGTTACTTTTATTTATCTAATTTTGAATTTTTTTGTGTGAAAAAATTGATTAATTATCACGTATAGAGTATTTTGGAATTACTTTTCCGCCACTTCCTTTAGGTTTAAATATCTTTGAGCCAATATCAGAGCCTCTGCTTATAGCATCATCAAAATCATCTGCTCCAAGGCTTAATAATAATGACGGATCATCTAGATATTTTTTAACTGATTGCCTGCCTTTGCCTAAGCCTAAACTTCCTGTTGATTGGTTACCATAGAAAGTTCCTTTTGCACCTTTTTTTGCAAACATTTGCCCTGTTTCAGGATCGATTGTGTAATCACTTCCTTGTGCTTTTTGTTTTCTTGAAGCATCATCATCTTTTTTAAATGTTCCTTTGTTTTTAAGTCTTTGTGCTTTATCTTTTGCTAATGCTTTATTGTTTCTTATTTTGTCGTCTAGTTTTTTCTGTGCTTTTGCTCTTGCTTCCATGTCTTGACGTTGTTGCGACGTTCTGCCTTGTTCAGCATCGCTTTGGGTTCTAGCGGCGGAAAAAGCGGCATCATAATCTAGTTTACCAGAATGAATATTTTTATATGTATCAACTGCTAGGTTAATATCTTGTCCAGATCTCACTAAGTCAACCACTTTAGCGGCATCACTTTTTACTTGATCTGATTGTATTTCATTTATTTTCATTGTTTCTTTCTTCCACTTGCCCAATAACCTGCAACTGCACCTAGTCCTGTTCCTACTTTCTTATATTTATCAACATTAGCACCAGTCTTTTGTGCAATTTTTTTGCCTGCATATCTTCCTACGACTGCTCCAGCGGCCGTTCCTGCTACTCTTCTTGTTAAACTTGTTCTAGGTTCTTTGTAATCTGAAGACACTCTTAAACCTCGGTCTTTATTCATGCTTGTCATAGGACTCATAAGTTCACTTCCACGACCTAACCTTCTTATTTCTTGTGTAAGTTTTGATACTACTAGTTGCTTTGAATGATATTTAAGTTTGCCCCAACTTAATACCATTCTTCTATAACCTCTATATCTTCCATCTGTAATTTTTAACTGTCGTTCTAATCTCATAAAGAAACTTAATGCCTCATTTCTTTTATCTCCACGTTTACCTATTCTAGATATAAAGAAATGAAACTGTCTTGTAGGCATTGTGCCAAAATTTAATTTTTCTAAAAACTTTCTACTTGAACGATTGTTTTTAAAACTTATATATCTGTTATCTGGATTTTTTACTGCGTATGCTAACATGTAAAGATCAGTAGCATGTGTTCTCATCAAAGTAAAATGTCCATATTGGGTAGTTTGTTTAGCATATCCTACAGCATAATCTTCAAGACCATCATCTTGTAACATCATATATAATGTCAAAGTATGAAGATAAAGTAGGTCTGCAATGTCTCTGCCAGTAAGATTTTTAAAGCCGTTGGTTGTTCTATATAACCTTGCTTCAGATATTTCTTGATTTACTAATTTTAAATCCATTTTACTTTCGCCTACATAGGCTTTAACTGTTTGAGCACCTTGTTTCTTTAATGCTTGATGTCTATGATTGCCATCAATCATAGTGCCATCTTTATGAACCACAATAGTAGGAGCATTACTTAAATCACTTTTAACCATATTATCTATATTATTTTGATCTCCTTCCCAACCATCTGCTGGTGCTACAGAGTTTATAGGAATGGTTTTTAATTTAAAAACTTTATTTTGTCTTACCCATCCAAGCCAATCTGGATGATGCTTCTCTTTCATAGCCTTTTCTAAGTATGTTATCATTTCATCAGTAGTCATGTCATTCATTTTCCAGGTGCTCCTGTTCCAAAATTAAGTTTACTAAACTCTAATCTATCGACTAACTTAATTGCGTTACCTATTTTGTCTACTGCAACAAATCCTTCCTCTCCAGTTACTTCATAACCGTTTTCTGTTTCTTTGAATGTTGGAATTTGTCTTATCTGTTCTAATTTTTTTATAAGTTTTATTTTTGCTTCTATGATTTTTAAATATAAGTCATATACTGCAACTATTTGTTTTGCATTTTCTCTGATAAATTTGACTCCTTGAACTAATTTATCATTTGCTTCGTCTTGTTTTTTCTGCGTCTTGTAACCATCTATTTTCTTTTGCATAAAGTCTATGTATTTTTGCACGAATCCTTGTGCAAACTTAGTTGGTTCATCAAATGCTCCTGCTCTGATATTATTATTTACATGTGCTTTCAACTGTTGTAAAAAATCTTTACCTATTAAATCATTACCTTGATCCAACCATTTAAATGTGCTTGGTTCTATACTATTGAGATAATTATTTGCTTCTGTGATTGCACTTAAAATATCTACATTTTCTTCTTTGCTTAGTGTAATTATACCACTAAGATCTTTTATTAGTGCATCTCTGTGCCAAACACTTGACGTTTGTCCTAATACACTACTGTCAAAACCAAATTTAGCCTGAGTATCTGCTAGTGTAGGACCTCCTTGATATTCTGTATGCCATACTATGCCTATTTCAGCACTTGAAATGTCTTTTGCCAAGTCTGAATCTACTGGTGCAGTATAAACAAGTGTGTTAGGCTTAAATGCAATAACCTTTTCACCGTCTATTCCAATATTCATTAAATCTTCTTTTGTATATAACATGTCACCTTGTGCAACTGTATTCCAATTTAATTTACTTAAATGCTTTAGTGCTATCTTTAACTTTGATTGCAATCCTTCTGCTGGATGATTTTCTTCTATATCTCTATTTGTAAAATTAATTTTTGGCTTTTGTGCAAATACACCTTTGGTTCCTACAAAAAATTTGCCAGTCTCAGGATCTTTACCTGCTACAATGGCTGGTGCACCGTCCCATTTAGTTGTCATGCTTACTGGAGCCTCACTATTTCCTTCAAGCATCTGATGTAAACTGTATAGATAGTCTACTGCTTCTTTGGCTCCTTGGTGTCCTTGATTAAATATATGATCTTCTAAGTGTTCCAAATGAGTATTCTTACCATCTGCTTCGCAGATAATATTTGTAATAGAATTTTTTACAATCTCATTTAATCTCATTTTATTTCAATTCAAAGTTTGGATTAGTTGCTGTTTGTCCACCTTTGTTATGGGTTCTAGGTTTGTAACCTTTAGGAACTGCATTTCCAATTTGTAGTTTTATTGAACTTAGAGGTGTTGTATATCCTTTATTGTTGAACTTACTAACTAACATTGCTGAAGTGTCACCAGGTTTTACAGGATTTTTAATTTGTGCTTTGATCATTCCGCCTGGCTTTCCAGAGTTTTTACCACCTATATGAAATACAAATGCACCTGGCACTATTTTATTCCTATGTTTGTTTAACAATTCAGGTTGATTTAAATCAACTAACTGATTAACTATCTTATCTAGTTCAGGAAATTTTCCTTTTGCAACTTTAATAGGCTGATTTGTTGAAGGGTCTATAAATTTATGTGATATAAACATATTGCCACCTAAATGAGATTGCCAATTTGGATTATCTGCTTTAAAAAATGTTCCGTCTTTGTTTTGTTTAGTTTGCCCTAAGCCTTTCATTTGTAACCATTTATTATAGTCTGGAAATTCGTTACCCATTTTTTTAGGATCTGCCATTGCCTTGGCCTTTTCCCTTCCATATTGGACTTTAACTTGCATTTCAGCCTTCCATTGGTCATCTGTTGGTTGATATTTGTTTTTGTCTGGATCTTTTGCTGATAGTTTTCTATCTCCTACTCTGCTTAAATCTTTTTTGGGACTGTAGTATGCACCTTTAGGATCTGTTGGCATGTTAGGTCCTTGTTGAGCCTTCCATTTTTGAAATGAAGGCATAGCATTACCATATGGTTGAAGTAATTCTCTGTATTTTTCAGGTTCTGAATCCTTAAATAGATTAAGTTTGTTCACCCATGTTTCATAGTCTTTCTTAGTTAAAGTTGCACGGTCCATTGCCGCTTGGTTATATTTAGGAAACTCTTTTGCTATATATTTGTAAGCAGGAAAAAGTTGTCCAGCACTTAAAATGCTTTTAGCAATGCCTTTTAAAAGGTCTGGATTATTAACTTTTATTTTGCTTTGTTTGATTATATTATCTATATTACCAAAAATTTGTGCAATTTGTTGCGTTCCTTGTGCCATTGCATCTTGATATGCTTGTGATTTTTTAGGATCGTTTGGATTATCATAACCAGGGTCTCCATACTCTGGTTCTTCACCTGGCATTGAAGGCGGTCTTGAAAGAATGCTATTATATTCATCTGCATCTTTTTGTGATAAATCATATGCTCTTTTAAGGTATTCATCTTTATACCTATCAAATTCAACACCGTCATTGTATGCTAATTCTTTTGCTACATGATCTAATCTTTCTGCTTCTGGGCCACCTAAGTCATCTTCGTAAACAATAGATTCTCCCTTGTATGTTGGATCTTGTTGTGCTTTATCTTTCATTGCCTGATATTCTGCAGAACCTTGGATATCTTTTTGTGTTTTATCAAATACATTTTGTAAATCACCTAAAAGTTGATGTAATATTTGTCCTTGGCCTGCTTGTATAATAAGATCTAATTCTGCTTTTATATCTCCGTCTAGTTCTATATTTTTTGTTGCATTTGGATTACCAAATAATCCCATTTTATCCATTGCCGCTAACCCGCCTGATACAAAAAGTTTATCAAATGTGTTCGCTGTAGGGTCTTGACGAGTTGCTACGCCATACTTACCAGTTTGCCCTGCCTTCCACTGAGCAATCTTTCCTTGCTTTCCGAATACTCTACCTTGTTTCTTTTTGAATGCATCATCAGTTCCTGTGCTGTCCAGCCTTGGATTAATCTGTTTCCATAATTCGTCTGCGGTAAGTCCAACAAGAGGTTGACCAATTTGTGATTTGTCTATGCTGTTGTTTACTTTGAAACCAAAA